TCTGTACTGCGTTTTGCTGTGGCTGTTGCATAAACTGCTGTGGTTGGAATTGCTCCTGTTGTGGCATAAACTGTCCGTACATAGGTGTTCTATACTGCGGATTGAAATAGTTCGGATTCATAATCGGCTGCGGCATTTCTGTTCTCCCTTTCTTCCATTGATTCTATCTGTTTCGCAATTTCAGCTTCATCAAGTGTCTGATATGTCGGCTTGTTCATAAGTCCCAACGGACTGAAATTCATAAGCATTACCCGTTTCTCCTAAAACTTCCTCGATCACATGAACCATGATTGATTGATACTTAATCGGCACTTCCCTTGTACGTTCTTTGCTGAAGATGTGTTCCAGTGTTTCATCAGAAAATTTGAATTTTCCCATAAGGTCATCCCTCCTTATGCTTAAATTTTGGCATAAAAAAAGACGGTCTACCCGTCATGTATCCGTCACATTTCATTCACTATAAAATTATTGGAATCTTTGCAAAAAACTCCTTTCGTTTTAGGCTTGACTACTATTTTGACTACTATCCGACTACCCGTTGCCCGGGAATGCCCATTTTATCAGCTTTTTCGAGTGGAAGCAAGGGGGCTCGAACCCCACTCTATTCCTCTTACTTTCCGCATATTTACTGGCTTTCTAGGTGTTTTTTGTTGATTACTTTTGACTACTTTCGCAAAATAGTAGTCAAATCACCTTGCCTGTAAATCTGGTATACTACTCAAAATAGACGATTTCTTTTCAATGGTTTTCCTGTTCCTATGATAGTGTATTTCTGATGTCATAATATCTGTATGCCCCATCTGATCCATAACAAGTCTCTTATCCACATTGTTATCCATAAGAATAGTTCCATATGTCTTTCTTACTTTGTGCGGTGGCTTTGGATAAATTTTCAATTTCCTGCAAAGCCTTTTCTGCCTTTGCCTAACCGCCTGTGCGGTGATCCTAATATCATTTTTGGTAAAAATGTAATCTCCAAACGGATTCATGTGTTTTATTTTATCGCAAATCCATACATAATCACTTGGTATAATTGCTGTTCTGATTCCTGCCTTGGTTTTAGGATACTCTTTTACTTCAACAACATTGTTTCCGTTTTCATCTTTATACTTCGTCTCCGTTCTGCGAACGTTAAAAGTATTATCAGAAAAATCGGAATGCCTTAATGTTACAACTTCTCCGATACGTACACCAGTTAAAAACATAAGCAATATCGCAACATTAGAAGTATCAAGGTGGCTGACAAGATACTTAATCATTACATCAGTTTCATATTCGTCGAATACTTCTTCATAGTCTTCTTTTATTACTTTTTTAAAATCACTATCAGATACGTCAAGATTATCAAACAGTTCTACGATATTAAAATCAATAAGTTTGCGTTTTTTCGCTCTTTTAAGAAATGTTCTTGTAATTCCTTTTAGACCGGAAAATGATTTAGGTGTCAACTCTTTATCGGCAATTTCTTCCTCTAAAAAATCCCCCCATTCATCTTCTGATATTGATTTTATTCTTCGCTTTCCCAACTCTCCATAGTGTCTGAGAAAATATCTCTCGTCTCTGTCGTATGTTGCTTTACATATCTTTTTAAGAGACAATCTCCGGTCTTCACATTCGTAAAACACTTCTGTAACTGTTGGATTTTGCTCTTTTTGGTAGTAAAACTCAATAACTTCTTCTTTGAGATCTTCCTCGCTTTTCTTTTTTACAAGTCTCCTTCCTTTTTCTTCATCTGGCAAATAAGTTCTCCAGTATCCGTCTTTGCCTTTGTTGATTGCGTATTGGTGTTTCTTCAGATACTCCTCTTTCTTTTTCATTTCAATGCTTTTTTGCAAAGATTCCGTGTCAATCATACCATTGCTAACGGCATATTGCAATATTTCCATATCAGAAAGTTCCAAATCTATCACCTTCTAACCGCTTAAGTTTATTTTTTATAGACCTCACTCTTCTTTCTACAGTAGTTACAGAAATGGAATGTCTAAAGGATATTTCTTTTTGAGAAATTCCTTTAGACAAATCCCAAAACACTTTCTCTTCCTCTTCCGTGAAATTGGCGTTCCGAAAGATTTCTTCAAGTTCTGGCTTAGTCAGTTTTGACAACTTCATAAGCCATTCTCCTCTACTAACTTTCAGTTTAGATGTTCATAACACCAGAATTCCATCCTGCTTTTTTAGCCTCTTCTGAAAGAATCTCATTTTCTTCAGCTATAGCCATCCTTTTTTTAGGTTTACATTTTATTTTTTCCGTACATTCTTTATTTAGCCTTACACACCATCCACATGGTGTTTCATATTGGCAAAACATTGTTCCAAACATATTACATTCCTCCACTAAATCCTAATATTTCAGTTTACCTTAACCAGCATATCAGCCTTAATCAAATCATATATAATATCTAGTGAATCTCTATGATCTCTGTATTTGCAATTTGGATTTTTATGTATTCGTGGATCATCGTTTTTCCAATCATTAACACAAAAACAACAATTACTTACGAAAAGCATTTTGCACCCTCTGGCAACGCACAAATAATAACATTCGCTTTCTTTTGCTGTTCCTTTACAACGCTTAAATCCGTACTTTTCAAATTCTTTTGCTTCACAATTTGGTTTTAACATTTCATTCCTCCGCTAAATTTCAAAATCCATGCATAAATACTTGCCATTGTCCATCTTCCAATAATACTGTCCTATGTACCAGTCCTCGCCCAAAATTGACTGCTTACAATATTCCCCCTCTTCAATCTGTTCTTCTCCTTTCGGTTCATCAACCACATAAGCGTTTTTTATATCGCATCCATAAGCATCTACATTCTCCTGGAACCAACCAGCTATCTCTTCATCAAGCTGATTTCTCTGTTCTATTTTTTCTCTTATTTCTCTTGGAATTATCATGTTTCTCCTTTCTACTGTAAATTTCAGTTTAGATGTTCATAACACCAGACTTCCATCCTGCTTTTTTAGCCTCTTCTGAAAGAATCTCATTTTCTTCAGCTATAGCCATTTTTCTTTGTTGTTTTTCTAAACAATATATTGATAAAATTTCATCCACCAACTCATTAATACTACATAACATATCTCCGTCAACCTCTTCGGTTCGTTCTGCATCATTTAAAATATTTTTTATATCTTCTGCACATTCATGTATTTTTCTCATACAAATGCCTCCATAAATCTTAATATTCCAGTTTACTTCATAAAAAGCAACCAACGGGTCTTACCTCTCTGATCTCCCAACAATGGTTTCGTACCAAATGCTTTCAGCACTTCCGATAATTTGATCTGATCCTCATTCCATTTAAAGACAAGTAGTCCATACGGTTCAAGCACCCTCATGCACTCATCAAATCCGGTTTTCAAGTACGTTGGCCAATCTGCCGGAAGCACTCCGTATTTCTGCCGGAGCCATGACCCTGTACCGGCATGGATAAGATGCGGAGGATCAAATACCACGATCTTAAAACTGTTATCAGTGTACGGCATATCTCGGAAATCCATATGCACATCCGGCTTTACCAGAAGAGATCTACCGTCACACAAGGTTGTTTCTACCTCCCGGTTGTCTGCAAATATGACATCCGGGTTCTGGCGGTCAAACCAAAACATCCTGCTACCGCAACAGGCATCCAGTATTTTTTTCATATTTTGTCTCTCTTTCATTTTTCATAACTAACAGATAAACCATATTTTCCTTTGTTTGCGGCATTCACAACACCAATATTCATGATATGCTAATCCGATTCTAAATCTTGTATTATGAAACAAAACAAATCGCTCTGCCATACACACAGATTCAGGGTGGTGTATTTTCATACATCTTCTTTTTGTCATTTTTATTTCTCCACTAAATCCTAAGAGCATTACCGCAAAATCTACAGTACTTTGCCAATATCACACACTTGGAACCGCCTGTATAATGGCTTTCCACATATTTGTGTACTACTGCTCCACAATATTTACACGTTATTCTTGCCATAACAGCGTAGCTGTCATTTATTTCTTTCTGTTCATCGTGTGACCACATTTCTCGCTTAACTCCTTTGCTAAATTCTAAGTTACATCAATTTTCCCACTCATCAGATCTGGAATCAGTGCATCCCTCAATTCAGCCAAATATCTGTTTTCTTGCTGGTTCAAGTAATATATGTGCTGTTTCCATGTCTGCATAATCATCACCAAGATGCTTGACAGAATATCTTTGCTGTTATTCTCAAATCGGATTTCGTTTTTATTCTTTGATGTTGAAAAATAATTATCTTTTTCAATCTGTGGTGCTCCTAGTTTTACAAGCAGTTCATTCAGTCCAGTATCTTGCTGATCATTTTTATACATTTCGATATCGAATCCCACTCCTTTCGCTAGACTTTCGTTGATTGTTAGTTTACATGCGTTTTTTTCTCTCACCACCCTGTTCAGGTCTTCTACAATATCTTCATAACTTCTATGCTTTACTTCCTCTTCCTGTATATCAAGATAGTGACTCGCCAAAAGAGAATATTTATCCTCTTTTATTTTTTCAATGCTTACTGGTTTGCAAAAATCTGGAATACTTTTTCTTTTCCCGATTGCATCCATCACATCTTCCATTATTTTTTCCGGAATAATCTTTATTTTTTTCTGATAGATCCTGTTAGTATGAGAGTTTCCACCATATTGCCCTTTTTGATCTCTGATTTCCTCTACATATCTATTCCTAATGTCTATCATTTCCGTGGTTGCATGTCCTTTGTTTTTGTCCAGAACAACAATACAGGTTCCCACCCCAGTGGACTCAAACATGTTGTCCGGGCAGACAATCACCGCTTCTACCAGATTTTCCTCTACTAACCATTCTCTTATTGCCTTTTCCTCCTTTTGATTGCTGCTCATTATAGAAGCCGGCAGAAGGAAAACACACCTGTCATGTTTTTCCAGCCCTGTTAGTACAAATGCATAATTCGCATTATTTGCTGGTGGCACTACATAACATTTAGCAAATCGTGGTTGTATCTGTGCGAATGGCGGTATTTCCCATTTCATGTTATACGGTGGATTTGATATTAAGGTTTTCTTCATTTTCATATTTCCGTAAATCTCCCGAATTTTTCTCCTCTTGCGATTTTGTATGTGTGAAATACTTCCTGTTTCAATACATCTGAATGATATACTTTACATTCAATATTTCTAACTGCCATATTGAACAGTAGAAATGGCATTACCTTGCTGTCATATTCATATAATTCAAATTTTTGGTTCTTGTCCATATTCCATTTTTGAATTGTCAATGCCCCTGATCCAGCGCACATATCTGTAACTATATCTGATTTTCCTGCAAGTTTTCCCATAAACACAGCTAAGCTCTTAGGTGTATAATCCTGCATTTTTTCCGTTCTATCTGCATGGTAATACTGAAAAATCATTTGTAACCAGTCGATGCTCAAATCTTTTACATTCTCACAAAATTTTTCATACACTGTCTCATCATTATTTTGAACTGCAGCCAGCAATTTCTCTGGCAGATCTTCGGTTGTCTTCGCATCAAATAATCTCAGTACTTTATTTGTAAGTTCCTGTAATTCCATCCCTGCTGCCTCCTTTACCATCCGATGATACAGTAACCCTGCATCAGTCCATATTCCGGTACATCCCGGAGCACATACCGGATCCGGCGCACCTCTGTCCTGCCAGTATATTCTCCATTCTCCCATTCCATTAGTATCAGGACATCTCCCGGCTGTATATTGTCTTCATCCTTACGAAGCTCAAAGTTTTTTCTCTCATCCCTCACTGCCTGGAAGTATTTCGGCAGGATTTTCTTCTCCACTGTCTTCATTCTTCTTTTTCCTCTTCTTTCGGTAGTTTTCCGGATCATAATCTGGGTTAAAAGAGCTGCGTGTCATGGATATGCTCTCTTTCCGCTGATCCTTGGCATATGATCTACGCATGGTCTCTATTTCCGGATCCTGGTTCTCCAATCCCATTGTCAGAAGATCTCCGTAAGAAAAGCCCCGGCGGAATCCGGTCTTTTTATCCCTGGTCAGCACGTTCCGTGGGTAAACTCCTATGACTTCGTATTCGCAGTATTTGCTCGTGCGGCCGATACGGTCCTCGTCATTTATTTTGATCTTTATGATATCTCCTATATGTACATGCTGGACCGTAGGTGCCGGATCCAGAAGAAGGGTTCCATCCCAGTCTTTATACTCCTGCATATTTCTCCTTTCCGGACGACTGCTGCCTCTTGGATTTTCAGCTGTCGTCCCGTGACTATGTTTATGGTTGTTCGTGAGTACACTCCAAAAGGCTTATTTAATTAACTCAAATACCAATATTACATTTCAGCTTCCGCTCACCCCGTCATGATGCTGCCTGCCGTCTGCGTAAGCGGATCCACGGGCGGCTCCATGACCACCCCGACTTCCGCGAGTAATGCACGGGACCATTCCCGGACGGTGGTCTTGTCCTCTTGGTATTGCAGCAACAGCTCATTCATGTATTCTTCCACTCTGGTGAGCCGATCTTTACCAAATCCGTACTCATCCATCAAGGCTGTGAATAAGAACAGCATATACCTCGTTGCCTGCTCATTGATGGTATTCTGCGGTGCAATCTGCTTGCTATCTAGCCAGTACTGATAGGATCCCTTCCGGGCGGTGATATCATCGACCGTATATGCCTTATACTCTATGGTCCAGTCGGCTTTGTCATACAATCGCTTGCTGATCTCCTTAAGGTCTATCTTGCCGTCCGCCCAGTCCGCTTCCATCTCATTTACCTTGTTTGCAATTCTGGAGATTCTCTGCCCCTTGAATCCTTCCTTTCGCATGATCACATACGACAGCATGATTCCCATTGCTGTCCACGGTGTCCGGTCAGCCATACGGCTTTCCCTGGCGATCCGCTTGCACTGCTCTTTAATCTCTGCCGGTGTCAAATGTCTCTTCTTTCCCATACTATGTATACCTCCTATGCAAACCGGAGCTGTCCGGTCTGTTCTGCCTTAATCATCATGTTCGGTGTACGCTCTGCCACGCACAGTTCCGGTAAATTTGCTCTGACCAATGCCGCTGGTATAGGCGGACAAACAGCGTTACCGCATCTGCGCACCTGTTCGCTTCTTGGATAGGTCTTGCCGGTGTAATCATGATCTATGATGTAATCTTCCGGAAATCCCTGGCATCCGTACAGTTCTTTGGGTTCCAGCATCCTCAATCCGATGTCAACGATCTGATAATCTACACCCTCAATAGTCACAAGTCCAAATCTATCTCTGGATGTCACTGTATCAAGAGGTTCCTCAATGTCCTGTCCGGTTCCCTGCCCATAATATTTAATCAAAAATGCTCTGACTTCACCGAAGTGACCATCCCCAGCGGTGATTGTTGGTATAGGATCTCGTAAATCCCGCCCATCACAATGATTATTCATCTGAATAAGATTTGCTGTAACTACACTGTTATGATCCCACGCTGTTACCGTTGGCAACGGCTTTTCCACACTGTCTCCTGCACCTTTGTAACCACCGTCATAATATTTGTGCAAGAATGATGTAACCAGACCGTACCGGTTGGATCCGTCTACCGTCATAATTGGTTCTTTAATTGTCTGCCCCCGGACTTCTCCCTGCGCTGTCTCAGAATGGTACTGGATCAATGTGGGACTGATTAAGCAATGCTCATTTTTGCTCACAATCGTAGTCAGAGGATCCCTTACATCCTTACTTCTGTCCGCCGTGAATCCGGTCTGACCGATCTGTACCATATACGGTTCTACGATTCCATACCCGTGCTTTCCGGTAATGGTCGGCATCGGCTCCCGGATGTCGTTCGGCCTACGCTCACCGCCATGATTGCACTGGATAATAAAAGGTTCCGGATTTTCCAGTACGAATTTTTTCAATCCTCTGGCAATACGCTCCATAGTCTTGGGAGCCAGCGGACGTACCGCCCGGATCCCGTACTTTTCCTTGATTTCTTCTGATGTGTCAAAAATGCTCGGACAAGGAAGAGAAAAATCAAGTTGTGTATATGCTCCAACATACGGTTTGAGAAGTCCTGCTTTTACCTCTTCGCTGTCCGCAGGTGCGTGTGTCGGTTCCGGCCACACAATCGGCTTTCCGTCACATCTGGCAATGAGGAAAAATCTTTTTCTCATGGTCGGTGCTCCGTAATCAGCAGCTACCAACTCACGGAACTGTACATCATATCCCAAATCTGTAAGCTGTTGTACAAACTTCTCAAAAGTCTTGCCCTGTTTTGCCTTAATAGGATGATGTCCTCTGTTGAGTGGTCCCCAGGTTTTAAATTCTTCCACGTTCTCCAACATGATTACCCTCGGTCGTACAAGTCCAGCCCAACGACAAGCCACCCATGCAAGACCACGGATAAACTTGTCTTTCGGCTTACCGCCTTTGGCTTTGGAAAAGTGTTTGCAGTCCGGAGAGAACCAGGCAAGTCCTACCGGATGCCCGTTACATGCCTTAACCGGATCGACCTGCCAAACATCCTCACAGTAATGTTTCGTATTGGGATGATTAGCCTTGTGCATCCAAATAGCTTTTGGATCATGGTTGATTGCAATATCCACGCTATAGCCGGTTGCAAGTTCTATCCCGGTGGAAGCCCCACCGCCCCCGGCAAAGTTATCTACTATCAATTCTCCGTTTATCATTCTATCTTCCAGGAACCCGATATATCGTTACCCCAGCTGGAGGTTCGGCTCCTTTCTTGGTTTTATCTAACTATCGTTTCTGCTTGTTCCTTGTACATCTTCCCCGCCATCTGCACCAGATAATGCTGTAAGGCTTCTGCAACGCTGACACGATGCTTGGTGCAGTATCGGTCAACGTACCGCTTAAAGTCGTTATTTTTTTGATAAAGTACTTCATATTCATCAAACTTAACCTCGATATTTTCAATGTTGGTACAATCAACTCGTTCCATCTGCATCACACTCCTTCCGGCTTCTCGCACCGTTCAAATTCGATAACCCACACCCACGGATTAGCGCCCCAACCGTAGCGGTCAAGGTCAGATTTATTGATGGTTGAATCCCAAAGGTCATGAAACATCCCTTTTACAAAATCTTCTCCAACGTGTTTTAAAGGTTCTTCTTCAATTCCTTCTTTCACACACCCTTTTCCGTCAATATTCTGCAACCGCTCCACTTTTACATCCGTAACTTTCAGCCAGATACGTGCGGCTTCTTTCGGCATGTGGATGGATGGGTGCTTAGCCCAACTATAATTCCACCCCGTTTCTGGCTTTTCGTCTGATGCGACGTACTTAAACTCGTTATACCATGACGGTTTTGTCTCTCCGTCAATATCCAAATAGTACCCTATTTTCTGCCATACAGTTTCCCGGACATACAGGATGTCGCCCGGACAGATAGGACAGGTTCTTTCTGCTATGCTTAACTGCTCCGTATGTTTCTTATCTGCAAAGTTATGTACTGCATAAGTTCTCTTGTCGGCATTGTAAAATTCCATATCCGGTACGGTATACTCATTTGCATCTTTGCATATCCGCCGGGTGCAAGTCTTTCTTCCGTCCAGAATTGCCCGAACCATTTCTGTATTGAATAAAATCGGTTTAATTGCCATCTGTTCCACCTTCCTTTACGATCCTAGCAATTTCTGCATCACCCTCTACGCAGTATTTTTCAAAAAGATATTCTTCCAACTGCTCCACAACTTTGTTCTGGTCGTAGGCGGTCGGTTCATCATTAACAGCATCAACCATCATATCTAAATCTGATGTATTTCTGCGTAATTTCTTCCGCAACTCTATCGCAGAGTTGAGAAGAAACAACAAATGATCCGCATCAATCAATCTCATCGTTCGCCTGCCCATTGCTTCATTCTCTGTCATGGCTACCCTCACTTTCTTTGATTCCCAGCACAACGTATCCGTTCTTTATGCCCCATCCATTCATCACAAAGGTAATGAGATATAATTTATCATTGATACAATGATGATTCGGTGTACCGTTTTTTTCTATTGCCAGAAATTTGATGTAATCTCCCTTCTGATATCCACGGTCATTCTCCCTGATCTCAAAAGTCTTGTCTCCCATTGCTACTGCATCTGCAAAATCATTTAAAATTTTAAGATTGTGTACTCGCATGGCTACTCCTCCAACAGTTCCGGATTGTCAAATACGTTTCCGACAACCTCATAAATACAATCACTGCTTATACGTGGCTTCGATAATCCGTACTCATTACTTGTCCGATAAAATCCGGCATAATTTTCATCCCAAAGTACAGTTCCGGTGCAATAGCCTTCTGGATGTGCATCATCATTGTAGTGTTTAACAATATCATTCTCCAAAATCAGCTTGCCGTTCTTGTCCTTAAGTCCGGTGCACTGGCAGATGGTGGATGGTGCTACCTCAAATGCCACAAACTGCAAACACCCTTCTTCTCCGACCTTATCACTCTCATTTACCGAGTTACCAACTGCATGAATAAATACTTGCCTTGTTACACCATCATCAATACAATTTCCAACAACCCACTCTCCGTTATCAATCCGCTTTCCACGGAATAAATATCTATCCTGCATCCTCATCCCTCACTTTCTTTCTGTAACCATGACAATGTACAATCCTTACATACCTTGTCACTTTTTAATAAATTCCGCAGGACACATAATAGCGCCATTGCCAACTCCTCGTCCGTCATGCTCCTGATCCGGTCTGCGTTGGTCATGGGTATGTAATCCTCGCAGTCTCTTTCTATATCCTCATGCGGACAGTCGTTGATTTTCTCGCACCATGAATACGCATCGAAACCATTATCCTTTGTTTCTAAATTCTTGCAATTATTACATTTCACCATCTTCCAACTACTTTTCTTGCAAAAATCTCTTGATGACATCAATATCTCTGTCCAGCACGCTTAAATGCTCTTTGTTCATTTTTTGATAGACAATCAAGGGATTCTGTCTTCCTGCCTTTTTCGCTCTTAATACTTCCCATATACCTTTGGGTTCTTCAATCGTCCATCCGGTTTTGATAAGCCATTTGCGAAAAGCATCCAATTTGTTGCTATGCAGTGTGTTCCTATTTGCCATATTCTACCTCACTTTCCCGGTACGTCTCCGGCAGTGGAATCCAAGCCGTAACCTCACATTTTTGCCAACCATTCGTGAAAAACTTCCCATTCCAAAACGCTCTGAATGGGTAGGGATCGCCTTTAATTGATACAAGATATAACTCCAATGGCTTGTTATCAAATATTTCATTTTCTTCCGGCTCTTCCGGCAGTCTCTCGATTACCGGAATCCAAAACGGCTGATTCTGTAAGGCAGTGATTGCCATCTGTAATGCATCCTCACAGCAATGATCTACTCCAGTTTGTCCGTACAGAGGACATTCTTCGCAAACCTCTGAGTACCGTTCACTCTGAGCCTTTAAGCAGTAAATAGCTTCTTCTCTCTTCATTCCGCACCTTCCATTTCTGCCAGTTTGGCTTCAGCTTCCTCTTGTGTGAAGAATACCGTTTTACCAAAATCGCATTCTCTAAAATATGCTCCTATAAAATGATTTGTTACCTTAGAGTAAATTCTATATTGTTCTCCACTTTCATAAAATGATACACTAGAAACATAAGCTTCATAGACTTCGTCTTTCATGTTCTCATCATATTCAATATCATCAAACACATTAAATGGAGAAGTGACTACATAAACGGTATCTCCCACCTTGCACGTTAATCGCAGTAGTAATCCCTGTTCCTCGGCATCCTCATATGCTGCTAATTTTGTAAGTACTTTTGATGCATAATCACTTACCGTAGGATATCCTTCTCTGTCTATCATTGACTTTTTGCTTATAGCAGTGCCATTAAAATTTCTTTTTCTTTCTGTCAGTCTCTCCATCCTTGCTCCTTTACTCATAGTGCAAATTTAACTCAATACCATCAATGTTGCCGTTCAGCTTATTCTGACAGTGGCACAGCAGTAAATCCAATTCATTTGAGTCCGTAATTTTCTTTGTGCGAATGTACGATAAAACTCTGTCTACGCTATCTCTGCGATATTCTGATAGCATTTTTTCATGCTCATGTTTGCACTCTTCAAGTTCTAATTTTGCAGTTTTAACCGATTGCGTTCTGATTTTTACTTCATCAAACTTATTACGGCATTTTTCATAGTCTTTTTCCAGTTCTATACGTCTACTTTCTGCAACTTCGTCTGCTGTGTATCCTCTAATCCCTGCTGCTTTTCCCATCCTTACTCCTTTCCGAGATCCTCGGCTTGCTCTCCATCACTGGATATTTGCACTCATACGGCTTCGTGCGTCCGATTCTAATAGCATCAGCAACCGGATGTGTAGCCATGTAGAGTAAGTCACCGTTCTGAAAGTTTCCTGTTCCCTCTCTCATACAGCTACACTCCTTTTTCCGTATGTACTTGCGATTCTGTATACATTGCAAATTTCTCTGTAATATTTTTCCTGTGCATGGATATTAGCATCCACACGGTCAAGTTCCGTCTCACACCACTTTGCAAATTCTTCTGTGGACAATGGTGTCTCTGAAACATCGAATTTCTCTCTGTTGTCAATCACAAACGCACCATGTCAACCGGGATGTGGTTCAAATCCGCAAGAATCTGAATCTGTTTGTCCTTGTCCTCTGCTTTTTCATAGTTCGCCAACAGTTCATATCCTGTCATCTGCATTTATATCACCTCTTATCAAGTTTGATTTCTTTGTCGTAACAACTCTTTTTCGGATTTCCCTCTACTGGGGAAACCATCTTTTTAGGGTCTGTAGTGTATGATCCGTTTAGTTTCACACCTATTTTGCTTTTTTCGTCCATATAGCATGACGGCTTGTAACGATCCGGTGGAATGTAGTTGTGAATGCGCCAGTGTTTTACAAGCATAACACCACTATCGAAAGATAAAAGGAATCTATTGTCTATCAAGGATTTCAAATCATCTTCTGAAGCACCGCACATCCTTATGATTTTCCGTGGGTTGTTTACAAATCCGTCATCATCAGCGTTCATACAGATATGGAAATAAAGCATTTGAGCCGTAGCAGGAATATCCAAAAAAGCATCACTCTCAATTATTTTTGCGCTGAACATTCTTTTTTCTGCCATATAGAACTCCTTACTCAAAAATAGGCTTCTCAATATAGATCCCGGTATTTTCCACCAGTTCTCTCCATAAATCCATGAAATCCTTTCCGTTGCACTTGTCTCCAGCTTTGTCCATGTGGTCAGAAAACTTATCCTTGAAATTCGTCAGCTTCTTCTTACCGAATCCATCTTCCATAAGGATCACCATTCCATATAGGATGTACCTGGTGGACAATTCATTGATAAGGTTGTTACATCTGACCTGTTTCCGGATGCATTTCTGCGCTACCGCCGACTTGTAATGTGGATAATCAGCTTCGGTAAATTCCTTGTACTCAATCGTCCAGTCTGCAAAATCGTTAAGCCTGCTCTGTAACTCCGTATAAGGCTCATTCTCGTACTTTTCGTTGTACTCGGTGAATTTACCGCAGAAGTCGGAAAGTCTCGTCTGTGAGTACTTGTAGTCTTTCCACAAGGTATAGCAGAACAGTGTCAGTATTCCGGTGAATGGACTTCTTTCCGCAGACTGCTTCAAAAGTTCTGTCTGCCGCATGATTTTCAAAATTTCCTGCGGATTGTCATATCGTTTTGGCATTTTATGTATCACCTCCAAGTTCTGTGATTTTCAAGTTCTTTCAGTGGCACATCCGCAGCATTCATCTTCGTATTTCACCATTTTCTGAAAAACTCCTTTAATTTATTGCAGACTTGCTGAAATCTATACTTAAACAAGTACTTTTTAAAAGATTCAGTTCCATATTGATAGCAAAGATACATAATTTGTTTTTGAGTAGAAAGAGATTCATAAAACTCCTTGTTAGTTTCTTCAACGTATTGTAAAAGTACTTCATAGTCTGTTTTATTCATTACTTTCACCGTCCTTTTCTCCATGCAAAAGTTCCATAAACTTCTGATACTGTTTCTGTGAAACTGAATTGTTCTGCTTCTCAGGCTTCAAACTGATGACCAAATGCTTGTCGGCAATGTTCGACAGTTCCCTTGCAAGGTTGATTCTGCCTTGCGCCAGTCCATCACGGTAACCTTTTCCCGGTCGGTACTCTGCGATCTGCTTCTTTCCATCACCTTGACCACCGGCTGTTTTGTTGCGAAGCTGATAACCCTCGTCCGCATAACGCTTAATCCAGTACTGCTCCCACTTGTCCAGTTCTTCTACCGGATAATGTAGGAATCCGATTTTCCAACCGTGTATGTTCTCCGCAGAATACAATCCGTGGCTCTTCATGGATAAATCAATGTGCTGGTATCCATTAAGATGCCCTGCCAGTCTTTGGAGTAGGTGTACCGCCTGACCAACATACGCAAAACGAAAACCATCCTCGTCTGTTCTTGTCAGAAAGTAAATTCCACTTCCATCGTCCACATGTGGATTGACTGCCAGTATTCTTTCACGATTCTTTCTCTCTATGGATTTTGCTTTTGCTATATTCTTCCAATCAGCCAACCGAATCACCGCCTTTCAAATGGAATCAAATATCCGTCCGGCAAGGCATTTATAATATTTCTCAATGCCCCATATCCTGTTTTTTGCATATTGACTAAAGCATTGCTTTGACAGGTATTCAGTTCGGATATGTTAGAATCAATGCTCTGCATTATTTCACTTCTTAATTGCGGTGTAAGTGGTCTATAAAATGTGTCAGCCATTCGCACCACCATTTCTGTACTTTTCCAGTTCTGCAATCATGGTCTCTCTGCCAATATCTGCGCTCTCATACCACTCTACCGCATGAAAAACACCGTTAAGATTCTCGCTCAAAACCTCAATTCTGATACTTGCCGACCGGATATACTCAATCAACCGCTGTGTATCTCGTGCTATGTCCTCGTAACCGTACAACTGTAAGTGTTGCACCATAATTTCAAGGTTGGAGATACTTGACGGCTCCATTAGCTCATTGACATCCTTGTAGCACAAATAACCAAAACTTCCACCACTCAAAACGGGCACTCCTTTCCATTCTGTAAAATCCATTCCTTGCCTGCTGCCGCATAGTCTACATTCGCCAATGGATCAATCTTTTTTACCTCTGTGACACATTCTTTGGCATCAGAATTATCACGGCTTAAATGGCACAATATGACGTTCTGCAAGGCATCTGATTTGTTCGCAAGAACAAATTCCTTTACTGTTTCCAGTTCCATATGACCACGGTACACATGGGATTTCTTAGCATCGTTGGAATCCTCTGTAATGTACTTCTTCTGATAGTTACATGAAATAAGGATGTGGTTTAATTCATGGAACCGCCACTTAACAAATTCCGTGTCAGTTACATAAAGCAATTTTCCAATTTCCGGGTGAGTAATCAGAAATCCATAACAAGGGCATTCCGTACCATCTGCATTCGTGTGTGTCCATTTGCCGTCCAATGTTGTCAAATCAAATGCCATTATTTCTCCACCAGTAAACCCTATTTCCATAGGTTCTAAACTCTCATATGGTTTAAATACTGGTATTCCCATGTGTTCAAGGTCTGATACGGATAATGAGTGGTCTTTGTGCGTATGGGTGCATATCGCACCCACAACACACTTAATATTCCAGTTAAGACCACGTTTTATGTCCATGATAGGAAGTCCTGCATCCAGTAAAAGTGTTTCACCGTTATCTGCCGTCAGAAGATAGCAGTTACCGGAAGAACCGGAGCCTAAGCATTTTAGCTTCATGTTTCTACCTCAATTTCGTCATCGTTCGGAAACTGAAAACAGCCATATATATTAACAGAATCTCCAACGTATTTTTTGTACTGTTCTCTAAGTATTTCCATAGATTTCTCCGCTTTTTTGTCAGTAGAATAGGTTGCAAGGACTGTCTTAGTAGTGTTATCTCCACACATATCGCACATAATAACCGAACCACGACACCATACAGCACATATTTCATACGGCATATCAAGTTTTCCATCCTGCGATATAATTCTCATGGTGCCCTCCTACTTAAAGCAATCCGGTGTCTCTGCGCTGGCAATGTCAGTCTCTGCGGTCTGCGGTACTTCCTCAAATGTTGCGTCAGGAAACTCGATAGTGTTTGCATTTGCCTGTACCTCTTCTGCCACAACTTTTTCCACATCAAGTTTCACATCGGAAACATCAGGAAATTCTTCCTGCGCATACAAACCTTGGAATTTATCCGGAAAAGCTTCTCTTAATGCCTGTACAACAGCAACTTTTCTTATCATTGTTGCAGGCTTTTTAGACCATTGACCGTTGATTGTTCCATCTTTTTTTCTTCCAACATATTCATCGAAAGATACTGACTGGTACTCCGGTGTCTCTCTTCCTTTGATAAACACTTTAGCCCAACCTCCTACAATAGATTCGTCCTTAAGGACAAAAGATCCTTCTCTTTCTTCAACGGAACCATCTTTCTTCTGAACAATAATTCCTGCTTTTTTTCCTGCATAATTCGGATTTGCATCGGCTCTTTTTGTAAAAACATCTTTTCCGGTAACAATCGTAGCAGGATCATTGTTTCCAAACTTAATGAGGTATGCTTCTTTCAAAAAAGGATTAAGATGCTGATATCTGCAAAGAGACATAAACATCATTACTTCCTGATCCGATACGTTTCCACCACCGCTTACAAGGTACTTTCTTACCGTTGTTGGGGAAATTTTTACAATTTCCCCATTTGATTCGTATTCCACAATTCCTGTGTTTTCCTGCTTCTTTTCGTCTGCCATGTTTCTACCTACCTTTCTACCTTTTTGATGCCGTCAATTCCTATGATGAATACCTGGCTTGTCTTTGGATTCTGAATAAGTGCAAGAGTTTTCCGCTTATCGTCATCGTGTTGCGAAATGTTCAAAACCTTTGCAACCATTCCATTTTCAACAGAAACTCCATTAACAAAATTTTGTCTATAACTTCCAAGACCGCTCCATGTATAGTATGTTGAATAGCATTTACCTCTATGTGTTACCTCTACCATGTCACCGACACGGATTTCGCTGTCATCATCTTCCTGCGATTTTTCTTCCGGTTTGTAGTTTTCAAGGACAACGTACTCTCTGTGCCATGCCGATGTAACTGCTTTTCCATCTTTCTCAATTTCAACTCCAGATTTACCTGTAGAAATAACCTTAAATATATCTCCGTTTTTATAGGGAATCATCGAAGGCATTGCATCAACAATTTTGATGTACTCACCGACTTTAGCTTTTCTCTTAACCTCACGAACACCGTTATCAGGCTTCACATCTTCGCCAATCAGCCGATTAAAAGCCAACTTAGCACCAGTACGGAAATCAAATTCATCAGCCGGATTACATTTTGCTTCTGCTTTCTCGCCAGTGGATTTGTCCAACGCAACTACTTTGTTGTCATTGCGGTAGATGACGATGGTTTCATTCTGAGTTTTAACTAAATCAAGCGCATCTTCTGCGTGATTCCATCCGTGCCCTTCTTTGGCGAATCCATTGCAATCATGACCGCCTACAAATTCGTCAAACTCAACCGAGCAGTAATTATCCGTCAATAGTTCTTTGACTGTTCCGCATTTCCCCACAGTTCTTCTGTTGAGTGTAACAATATCCTTTTTTACTTTTACTCTGTCTCCAACCTTAAATTTATGTTTTTCCATCTTACAATCCCCACTTTCTGTCAAAATCTTTCATTGACTTTGTAACCTTTGCATTAACCACGACAGCCGAAATCACCATGATTGCATAGACAACAAATGCTAAAATCTCCGGCAGTAGTACAAGCCACCATGACCATCTAATCACTCCAAGTAACTTCAGAGCAATGAAAACGATCGTTAAAACCTCTGTAAATCCCATGCTATTCTTCCTCGCTTCCTAAATCTCATTGAATGCCTGCACAGCAAACAACTCATTAGCAGTTTCCTTGTAAACCTTGTCATCGACACGGACAACGTAAATTCCATTCTCAAAAGAAAGGCTCTTATCAAAAATTCCAACCTTGGGAATAAAAACTCTCTGCATCTTCAAAACATTAGATTTTCTCATATTATTTTTCCTCACTTTCCGGCTCATTCATAAATCCACTTGCAACTCCCTGATGCACTGTCACATCAGCTTTGTAAATCTCCTTGATGCTTCTAGGCATCACATGGAATGTCACATCCGTATCAGCAATCTTTCCTTTGAATTTCAAGGCTCCACGATCTGAAAGTCCCAGGTACACACCCACGCAACACTTGTCATCAAAATTGAATATCACAGTGTCACCGGCATTGATTGTCTCTCCGCTTGTTGTCAAAACGGAAATGACTGTCTCTTTCTTAATCTGCATTCTCCGCAGCTCCTTTCTTTATCTCGTCACAAAATATCTTGGCAGAAATTTTCGCTCCAAAAAAAGAAAAAATAAAATTCATTGCAGGGTCCTTCGTAATAGCAGAAACAAACGGCTCTTCTGCCATTACTTTTGCAATTACCTTGCACATTTCATCAGCAGAAATCTCAACTTTTTTATCCATATCATAATCATCATTAGGCATTAGGTACTTCCTCCACTTTCAAACTCGCATCATCACTTCTGCGGAACATAATCAACTGACTGTCAACATCCGGAATCTTCCAAGGGTCAAGGCTCTCGGTATCGTCAACCATAATAGGCAATTCCACACCACACCGCTTCTGAAACGCATTGCAAATGTCAATCTCCGTCAGAATCCTTGCTCCGTGGTTCATGTTACGGTTGTAAGGCTCTCCACGGTATGTAAAGTCACAACATTCCTCCGTGTCACCATTCACAAGAGGTCTAAACATCCGCACAGTACAGAAAGAAAGATACTTGTTCACATCAGCTTCCAACAGTTCGTTTTTCTTCCGGCTGAATTTCTTTAACAGGTCAAGCTGTGCCTGCACATCCGTAATCTTCTGTGCAATGTTCTTGCGCTCCTGTTCCAGTTCTGTGATACGCTTATCCACACTCTCGTTAATGCTTACACTCGCCAAAGACTTATCAACCACAGAAATATCATTGCGGATTTGCTCTTCATCACCTTTTAACTGGATTCTAAGAAGATTCATGTCAGTGAATTTGTTCATGGAAGCTTCTTTCTCTGCAATCTGTGACTGGACAGCTTTGTATTCTTCTGTGTTGGAAATATCCACGCTTGCCGGAATGGAATTTAAGGCATTATCAGCAATGGCAATCTCTTTCTCCAAACGCTCCAATTCATCCTCTGTCTTTTTCAGTTCCTCACGCTTATGTTCCAGTTCTGCCTGATCCGCTTTGATATGGTCAGCACAGGAAGAACCCTCTTTGGTAATCAGTTCCAATTCATGTGCCTTATGCGTATCAAACTCCGTTCTTAACTGCTCTTTCTTCTCTTCCGGATATTCCTGTCCACAGTAGGAGCAAATCAAAGAGTTTTCATCAAATTTAAGGCTTTTATTCAAATCCCAACTCTTCTTCAATTCCTGTCTCTTCTGCTCATACTGTGCGATACGCTTTTCCAGTGCCGTGATTTCTTCACGAATGGTATCTGCCTTAAGCAACTCTTTCTGATTCTCATTCTGAACCAGGTTCAGTGCCGTGCGCTTCTCTCTTCTGTCCGCATCCAGTTTTTCATTTGCTTTCTGCTGCAATGCGCTCAACTGACCTTTTAACTCAATAATTCCATCAGAAAGCTTATCGTAGGAAATCATGCTGTTCTGCGTATTTGTCTGCTGCTTAATGTTCTCTGACAGCTTATCCAGTAAAGCTTTCTTTTTCAGTTCCAGATCCGCAAGGTCAATATCCACTCTCTGACGGCTCACCTCGTCAATACGGCTCGGAATTTCATCTAACAGATCCTGCAATCCCTTGGTTCCATTTCTTCCCCTTGTGCCGTACAACTGCGTATTGCAACGCTTTTTCAGTTCATCAACCGTGCCGTCCTGCAGAACAGTCCTTAATGCTTCAAACTCCGGAAATTGATTGCAAATGTCATCATTACTGTGCTGACCGAACATATCAGCAAGAATTGCTCTCTGATCCGTGCCACCTTTCAGCAGAAGTGTCATGGCATTGATGCAAAGTGAAAACTTTTCTTTTCCGCATACACTCTCTTCCAAAAACGCTTCAAAATCTGCTGCCTTTTTTGGAATATCATTCACATAGTAATCCGTGACATTTCCGGTAAACTCGCCTTTCTTATTGAAGTTCTGACGGCATACTTTTTTCAGAACCTTGTCTGTACCGTCAATCTCCACGGTAACTTCTGCGGTAATATCTCCGTCGATGTCATTGCCGTCCTTATCGTGCGGTCTGATTCCGGTGATCTCTCTGCCGTTCTCGTCACGGCATCCAAAAATATACTGAATTGCTCTTTTGATCGTGGACTTACCTGTTTCATTTACACCGGAAACCTCTGTCCGGTCGTATAAATCAGTGTCCACTACGTTAGAACCATAGAATTTGCAGAAATTCTGCAAAAAGGTGTGTTTAATCCTCATTTTTCCTATCCTCCCAAAGATATAAATACAGTGAATTAACAAACATATAGATTGAGACCGGCTTGTCTGTCTCATTGATTTTCTTGTACAACTCTGTGGTTGGGTTCATCTTATCAACAGCCCACTTGATTGCCCGGTACACGCTTTCCTTGGTTGTGCTGTGTTCCTCTCCGATAATCCGGTAGATTTCAGAAAGTCTTCTGTTCCGGTTCTCAAACATCAGCGTTTCAACCTCGATGATGTACTGGAATCCCGGCAAGTACTGTTTCAGCCCCAGTTCTACCAAGATTTTTCTGATTTTCCTTTCCATTTCCTCACTCCTCCGGCTTTCAGTCTTCTGTTACGTGGATCACGTTGTCTTCTCCGATATACAAGATTCCTGCATCTAACAGTCTTGCAATTAGAATCTCATTCGCACGGACGATGGGGATAATCTGACTTTTCTGCATAAAAATACTCCTTTCTTAACCATTTTTTCTTCCCGGTATTGCGGTTTACAATTCTGTAATAGAATGCTGTTTCACGGTCAACTTCCCATTCTTTCGGACTGTAAAATATCTTTCCGATGCACCCTTTGACGGTAAACCGCTTTTTGGCACTCATACGGTATCCTCCGCAAGTTTTCCTTGATTCCACCATGAGAAATCACAAACGCTGTCCCTTGAAAAAGAAGTAGCACCATTAGTCCATGTAAATATTTCCCCACCTTCAAATTTTGCAAAATATCTAGGTTTCCAAGGGTCACTATCGGAATCTCTTACGTACACTTTCGTGTCCACAGGCACTTTCGACCAGTCAACAGGTGGTTCAACATATTCCTGCTCTGCCCATTCTTTGAACCTTTCCCTGCATCTGCTTTTATCACTCCATGCGCAATCGGAACAAAGTATTACATTGCAATCACATAACTTTCCTTCTTTGTCCACAGCTATCTCTATACTATCAAGTGCCATGTCAATAATCTGTTCCGCATACTTCTCTCTGTTCGTCATTTTCCATTCATCCTTTCCAGTTCTGCGCTCCTGGTTAATATCCAGTCTGCGTAATCACTTAATTCTGTCTTTGTAGCTGCGTTCTTCTCTCCGTGGTAAACCATGAGGACAATTCCTACATCACAGTACTTTTCAAATAATTCCGACAAGTAGTCGGCTCCCACATGGATATTGCCGTCCACAGAGTAGATGTCCGTCACTCCCAAACGTTCCATGCGGTCTTTATGCCATCTGTCAGAAATCTGCATCAGACCTTTGCAACCGCCACTTTCCACATCCGGTCTGCCGGAAGATTCTTTCTCGATCATTGCCATAAGCAGTTCCGGGCAGATGCCATATTCCTCACCGTACTTTACACACGATTCCTGTGCTTCCTCGGAGATGAAACTACCTTTCGGCTGTGCCGTGGATGTAAATGTGATGGAGAGTGCTATTATAATAGGAAGAAACAGCTTCAATGTTGTTCTCATATCACTACTTACCTTTCTGTTAAAATTCTTCCATCTTGGAAGACATACAGACTTTTTACTTTGAAAAATTCTGATTCTTCTAATTCCAAATCATTACAGTATAAATAGTGTGCTCCGGTTTTTTCATCGTTTTCTCCAAAAACATCATCTGTATAATACAAAACCATTGAAGAAAATTCTTTTATGTCATTTTCCGTAACAGGTCTGAGAAGAAGCTTTGATTCTTCCTCTTCATTTGCATGGTCAATGATTGCAATGTGTTGTCCATCTAAACAATCATCCCTTAAGTAAACAGCAACATTTCGTTCATTGCTTTCAAACCATACAACGACTTCTGCATCATCAGCGTTGGAATTTACATCCGAAACAGTAAGCCCTACCAAATCCCTTAAATCACTACCATGAAGTACTTTGTTGCCATATTTAAGTCCTCTATCATAATTTGCTTTTCTTACATTTTTACAGATTCCGCTATTCACTGAAATATCTCCTTTCATTTAAGCACTTCGCTTTGCTTCTATTTTTCTTCTGATTGCATCAACACCTTTTTGATAAACAAGTGTTTTTATAGATATATGCTCCTCTCCATTCTTGGTGTATTTCTGCTCTATTACACGAAACCATCCGCAATCAATGTATTTCTGATATGGCACATTCCATCTATCCAGGATTGCATTATCACGAAGAAATTCAAATAGGTTGTTACGTCCGAGCCCTTTGATTCCCAATACCTTTGAAACCTCATTCATGGAAATTGCAGTCTTGCTGTCTGCAACTGCATCAAAGAAATCTGCTTTCGGTCGCATTTCTTCGATTTGCTTATCTTTCTGCGAAATAATGTTCTGTGCTACGATAAGTGCATTCGCTACAATCTGCTCTGGGGTCATATTCTCTTGGTTTGCTATGTACCCACCATTCTTTCTGATGGACGGGATCACTTCATCCACAACCCACGATTCAAATTTCTCCGCTGATGGCAACTTCGATCTCATAATAAGGCGGTAAACGTCACCCTCATTTATGTATGACAACTCTTGTTTACCACCAGATGTAGGGGTGTCACGTTTCGTTACTCCCTTACAGTGGTCTATGACTGCCTTTCTGGGGTTTGCATATCCAAGTGCTGTTGCAACATCAGAAGCCACAAAGTAAGGCTTACCGTTGATTTCTGCTGTTCTGATTGTTCCAAATTCTTCATTATTAAAAATTTGTAATTCGTTCATTGTTCTCCTTTCTGTGGTATACTCTCCTATAAGGAGGTGATAGTTTGGTATACAATGGTTTTTGCGATAAGCAAAATAAAAATTACTCTGTTGAATTTTCTTCCATAAATGCAACCTCTAAAGAGGATTTAAGTAGAAAAACCATAAATGGAAGATTGAATTGTATTTATGCAGGTTTGACTGGATGTTGCGACCATCCTAACCAATGCTCAATTCTCAAAAACATCAACAAGTAATGGAATGGCTCTCTGAAATATGGGAGCCTATTCTTTCGAAAAGCTGATAGGAATTTCTCTGCTCCTAAGCTTTATGCTTTCGATTTCTCCTAACCCATCCTGCATAATCCGCAACACTCTCATATCCGTTGCAATATTAAGTGCATTAAGGTCAAGTGTCAGAGTAGGAATATCATCCCCAACCCCTTGTTTCAGTGTGAAGCTTCTCACACCGTTAATTTTGTGACCGTCAATGAGTACTTCTGTAAAAACTCCCTCTTCACCGTCACACTGGTGAATCTCAATTTTTGATGTTTTCACTCTTCTCACCTCTCTCGGCAAATTCCTCCGCCATTTTTTCTTTTTCACTCATTCAATTAACTCCCTATTTGTGGTATACTCTCCTTATTCTGATATAAGGAGGTGAATTACATTGGATTCCAAAGAATACGCATCCGCTTACGCCATTGCTAAAATTTGTGGATATACCGGAAGTTTTGATGATTTTAAGAACCTGTACGACCAATACTATTCAGAAATCGTCAATTCTTTACCGGAAGAAAAACCACAATTAGCAATAGCAGCGGCAATTAATAATCCTTTCCATATACAGAGCCGTTCCTAAAAGGTGAAATGGCGGTAAGGACTTTGATAGACAAATCAATATTTGTTTCTTCGATTTTCTTATCGCCATCTATAATGCTTTTGTAATCTTCGATAATATCAAACGCAATGTGCTGTGCCATCTCGTCAATTCCAACAAAACGTGAATCAGCTTTCTGAACTATATTTGCTTTACCGTTTTTGTCTAATACCACATATCTCTGTTTTTCCATGTTTTTACCTCCCTATTCCAGTAACTCGTCTACTTTTACTCCAAGGACTTTTGCAACAGCCTTTAAATTGTCAACTTGCGGAGCAGATTCATTCCACTTTCGGATAATTCCATTGCTCAATCCGGCTTTCTGCTCCACTTGATAAATATTTGTTCCTTTCTTATCACAAATTTCCTTGATTCTGTCGTAACAATTCAATCTATCACTTCCTTTCTCTTGATTTAGGAATTTAGAGAAAAACTTGACAAAATTTAGAGAATGTTCTAATATAGTAACTGCCAAGAAACCACAGAGAACATTTTTAAATTTAGGCTTTCCTCTAAATCCTAAATTTATTATATAGAGTGTTCTCTATTTTGTCAAGCATATTTTTAGAGTATCATCTAAATTTTAGGAGGACACTATGACTACGGTAGAAAGAGTAAAATCTATATGTAAAGAAAGGGGAATAGCAATTTCTAAATTAGAGACTTCTTGCGGATTTGGTAATGGATATATAAGAAGTTTAAAAAAGGGAGTTATCCCGGATGACCGTATAGAAGTAATTGCGAATTTTTTAGGAGTTTCTATTGAATTTTTGCTGACTGGTAAAGAAGACGGGAAAAAATATTCCGAAAAATACGCTAGATTAGTTTATTTTTTAAGAAACGATCCCAATATGGAAGATTTATTGATTAAGTACTACAATCTTTCTGAGCAAAAAAGAAGTACTGCATTTTCCGCATTTAAAATGATAATCGGAGGTGCGGAATGAAGAGAAAAATAAAAGATTCTAATGATTTTTTTGGCTATTTAATATCAATAAAAAATAAAGACAACAATGTTGTATTAGGTAGGATTTCAAAAGATTATGGTGATTCTGCCATAGATGATTTTATTGATTACATAAATGAACTAGAAGAAATGAAATATATAAAAATAAATTCATTAGAAGACATACATATAGTAAAAAGTAAAGAGCATAATTACATAAGTCCTTTAAAAAAAATTATTGATTATATAGGTCCAAAACTTGTTTACGTTTTAGTGTACTTTATGGGATTATGCTCTCCAATATTTACAGAATATTTAAAGAAAATATTAGGTCTATCTTAAGAAATAATTTGTTAATAATCCTAAAAAGTAAATCAAAATTATTAACGCCCAATTTATTTTTTTTCGATTTTTCATTTTTCCCCCTCTATATCAGAGACAATGACATAGACATATTTCAATATGTCATTGTCTTCTATTCCAGATAGTATTCTTGCAATTTCCTCTCTGTAAAATTCATTGCTTTCGTTCATTGTAACCACACCCCTCTCCCCTTTAATTCTCCGCAGAATCTAAAGTAGCGATACATCAAATTATAGAACATATGTTCTTAACAATCAATATATTTGACTCACGTTTTTTATTGTTGTAAAATATCAACAAAAGAGGACGGTGAAAACGCCAATAAACACCGCCCTCGCCAGAACTTGAAGTCCCTTGAAACAAGGGATGTTACAAGTGTATCATGTGAAAGGGGGATAAAAAACATGATGAAAAAAGACCGAATCAAAGAAATATCGACACATTTATCAGTCAACCGCATTAATTATATGTTAAGTTTTCGTGGGAATCTCCATGAATTTCTCAATGAGCCGGACATGACGGTGTACAAGCTTGCTGATGAAGCTAATTTGCCTTATTCTACGCTTAATTCACTACTATACGGTAATTCCAACGACACAAAGCTATCGACCGCTGTTGCGCTTGCTAGAGCCTTCGGAATCAGTGTAGACGAACTGGTAGGTTGCGGCACTATGGAAGATAAGATGTTGGAATCTGTCAAGATATGCCGAAGTCTGCCGGAGCACTCTCTGTACCTTATCCGTTACTTCATACGTCACCAAGCTAAAATCTATTCCAGTCTTGAAAAATCGCACAAGTATATTTCTGTTCTTAATCCACAACTTATGAATGGAATTATCGCAACCACAAATGCTGTGGAACCCATGTGCATAGACAGTTTGCCGGAAGACATAAAATCCAAGGCTTATATCGGTGTGAAAATTCCGTGCGACTACTATATGCCGTTTTATCTGCCTGGGGAAATTATTCTCCTTGCAGCGGATCGTGAGCCGCAAGACGGTGAACGATGTATTGTGACCAGTAATGGTGGGATTTATATTGTCGTGAAAACACATATAATTAAAGATGGTGTAAGAAAATGGAGACATGTTCCGCTTATGTCTCCGAACAGCATACTCCCGGAAAATCTTATTGATGACATGATAGGATATGTGGTTGGTTTCGTCAACAATGACGGTGACTGGGGAATCAGATAAATAGATTAAGAGCATGGCTTTTACACCATGCTCTTTTTTGTTGTTATTTCGCAAATATTTTTTATGACTGCTTCTGTAAATAGCAAGTTAAGCACCGGGTATGTGCCAAAAAGCGTACCATCGAATATAAATAACGATGTTGATCCAAATACTACATTTTTGCCTGTGGTGCGTACTACACATGCAAATTGTCCAATAGCAAATGCGACTTTTATCATATACACATCAGTTACCGATAGTGATATTGAAGCGTCCGAACGTAGACAAATTGCAATCGAGTGTGTAACTAATACTCCACATATATACATACGAGCAAAACCGTGGGGTCTTGCTTGGGGAGAGTGGTTAATAATAGCCACCCATACAGATACTAACAATGTCAATTAATGATGCCATAATGTTTCTGACTTTTTAGTATTATTACAGTGGTAGATATACGCATATAAATTCCGGAACAAAATTAGGATTACCGGTATTCGAATATACTTCAATTCTACCAGTTTTATCATACAGGAATTGATTCCTTAAAAGATAATTTCCATATACGTTTCCACTAGTCCATGCGATTTCATAATATGCAAAGAAGAACTTATATCCTTCTTTTTCGGGAATTTCATATGTTTTGTAATAACGTTCTGGATATTGAGAATCCTGTACCCAATCATCACCAATCCCAGATAAAAAACTATAGGTAACCAAAAAATTGCCTAACTTGCTATTTACATCACTTAATCCCCCAGTAACAGTCCCATCACCAATAGCCGAAATATCGGTAGTTCCGATAAGGCTTATAAGTGATTTGAGGTTTTTTACGGCCAGTTTAATTTTTCCCAAAATAGATGATAACTTTTCTCCTGTCGTTAATTCCTCTAAAGTTGTTGCTTCTTCAAACGCCGCAGTCAAATTACTACCATCACCAGTTTTGGTCAAATAGTTTGTCAAATCTGGTTTTGGAATTGCATCTATTTTTTTATCAACAGTGGTTTTGTCATAATAATTTGTCAAATCAGAAACTTTTTTTGTAATGTATCCAGCATCATTTTCTAATTCGCTAACTTTTGTTGGTATTCCTCCTGTTTGCAGTTTTGCCTGCTCCATATAATACTTTGCGTTATCGGTATCTTCTCCTTCTCTTGTTCCGGTTCCACCTATGGCATAAGATTCAGCCAATACAGATTTTGCATTTGCGGATTGCGCATAAGCAGATGCATTTGCGGATTCTACTCTAATATCTGCTAAATAATTAGGCTGAAGCATATCATCTGTTACTGATCCTGTTTTTATCGAAAAAGAATAAGTCTTATTCTTTCCAGTACCATTCACGGAAACAGCTATAGTTGCAGAATCTTCAAATGTCAACACCGGAATCATAGAACCAATATCAGCCGTAAACTTTGTTCCGTCTTCTGTAGTCATGGTAATGATTCCGTCATCAGACATGGAAAAGCCAACAGGTATTTTTTCAATATTAAGGTCAAAAATTACTTTTTCACCATTGTACTTTGTAATGGTAATAATACCGGTTGTTTCGTCCATAGTCCAACCTGCAATTTTGTCGTTGATTGTGGTCTTATCAACCTTAATGGCATCCTGTGATACGATACGGTTGTCCAACGCATCAATGGCAGAATCCATTTTATTAAGATTTATTTCATCAATGTCTGTGTTTTCACTGGGGTAATCTTCCCAGTTAATTCTGGTATAAACCTTATTCAACGTCATCTGCAGATACCTCGCTTTCCTCTTTCATAATCTGCATATCTGATAACTGTTTAGTCTCCGAATACACTTCATACAGTACAAGCCTTTTCACCTCGATAGGCAACGGTGTTTGATTTAATACTGTCACAAGGTTGCTTTTTAATTTCTTAATCTCAAAGTTTGCTGCCATATCAATTCTCCCTTACATAGATTTCTTTTCCTTGCTCTTCTGCATATGCATACAGATTTTTGCACAGTTCAGATACCTCATATCCGCTCTGTGCAACCACTGTATCCGACATGTCAATCAGTTGCTTCATAAACTCTTCAAAACCATCGCCATCTTCCGTGCTAAACAATGTGGCATTGATTTCCGTAAACGTGGAAATTCCAATGGTAAAAGCTATATATTGCTGAATTTCTTGCCTTTCTTCCATTACTTCTTTCATTGTTTTTCCAATAATCGTTTGAAGAATAAATATTTTTTTTACCATAATAAATCTCCTACGTCATAAGTGTGACAATTCCAGATGTTGCAGTGAGCAAACCTCCAAGTGATGAAACTCCTGTAATAAAATTAACATTATGTCCAGGATAATCAGCAACATTGGCTGTTTGTGTTACCAAAGATACATCTGATACGGTTCCATTTATATAATTTTTTGTGACACTTAATGTGGCACTTGTCAGTACTGTCTTACTGCCCAATATTTGAGAAGTTGTTGATATGTTTTTTACATATTGTGAATCATATGTTGCTCCATTTCCTACCACTAAAATTCCGCTTACACTTACCATTGAAGCATCAATAGTAAGATATTGTCCCAATCCTTTTATAGATCCTGTGCTTTGCAATAGTTCGTTATAAAATTTAATTTCACCTGATGATACTTCTGTGTAACTTCCGTCTTCCCCTATAGACTTAAAACTACCAGTCATTACTGCGTTTTTAGCTGTTATAGTTCCATCTGCTGATATGCTACAGTTATCTGCTTCCAATACAAAACGGTTTCCAGAAATACTTACCTGTCCACTTTCAACACTTAACTGAGAACTGACATCACCTTTTGATACTTTTAATTTGATTTGGTCTGCCTGCAAAGATATTGCCGCTGCCAATTCTACTTCTGTATCTGTTGCCCTTTTCGCTTCTGCTTCAATTTTTCCTGCATTTTGCGTAATTTTCGTATCCAATCCGCTCTCTACATCCTTGATCTCAGATCGTGTTTCCTCAACAGTACGTTCTAACTCATTTGTTTTTCCACGGAGTTGAATTATACTTTTGTTAATTCCATTTACCTGTTCACTGTACTTTGGAGATTTTCCGCTTGCTGATATGGTGTCTGTCGGTTGTTGGATTCCTTTGTATGTTCTGCTCAACACATAGCTTTCTATGATTTCTTTAGCCGTATATACATTGACTGCTTCTCCAAGGCTCAAACAAGGATTTCCTATTTTTTCACAGTTATAAGGTCTATATTTTACAACTTTAATAACCTCATACAGATTTCTTGCAACCGTTTCTAGGGCATCTGCACCCATTCCATAAACAAGGAAATTATCTTGCAAAATATAACTGTTGTCGTTCTCGGTAATCTCTGTATCCGGGTAAACTGCACCAATATCATTTTCTGATTGTCTTATCTGCACTTTTGTAACTTTTTGGCAGACAAAATCTTCATATTTAACTGATTTGTATTTTCCACCAGTAACCTTTTCTTTTTCAGAACCTTTTCTAGGGTATAATCCTTTCTGTGGATATAATCCTTTTTGTGGATATAATCCGGATATTATTGCTTTAAGGAAAACATATTCAAATTTTCCATCATGGTTAATGTGACCAAAGCATCCATTTATTGAGCAGATTGCTTCCATGACCGTCTGGCCAGAAAGTTCACTTGGCTTTATGGTTTCTGCCACTTCCATGCTGTCATTAGGTAATGTGGTTGCTACTTGCTCAACGCCAAAATGTGAAAAAAAACTGTCTCTGAACTGCTTTAAGGTCAGAGGAAATTTCAATCCGTTATACCAGGAAGATACTTCTGATTCTCCAATATCGTATATAGCGTCATATGCCGTCACATTCCTGTAACGCTTATCATCTGTTGGTTTATCGGAAACGACACGGTATTTGCCGAAAATGAACGGTGTTTCAGTATGTCCATTAATCACAACAGAAACATTTATCTGTTTCCCAATCATGCTTGTGAACACGTTGGAAATTTTGAATTTCAGCTGTGATGCATTGCACTGTCCAAATGTAAGGTAATCATCATCACATAGTATTTCTTTTAATTCAAACTGTTCAAAATGGATTTCGCTGTTGGTGATTTTTACAGACTTGTCCTCTGTTTCAATCGTGATTTCCTTTTTGGATGCGCTTTTATCAAACAAATCCGCATAGGTATAGTTACTCATTCGCTACACCTCCGACAAATGAAAATTCTATCTGATTGTATTTAATCTCTCCGTCATAAGTTCCGTAGATTGTAGGCTTTATATCAGCCATATATCCATATTGTGTGACATATTGACCTAAAAATGGAATGTATGCCGTGATATTACATCCCTGTTCCGTTGCATCAATAAAGTTTCTTCGTATCCCGGACAGTAACTCTTGCAAATCGTCATCCGTCAGCATCGCAGGCGTGGAAAAATCAACACTTAATGCTTTTAGCTCCACAGCATTTCTATGTACGTATCCATTTGCATCAGTCCACGGGTCTACATCTTGCATATTTACGGCCGGCTGATAACTTTCAGCGGCTATAAATCTTGACTGGTCAATAACGTAATCTCCAATTTTTAAAAGCCATCCTTGATATGCTGACATACGCTCACCGCCTCATTGCATAAAAATAGACAGCACCCATCCAGAGTGCTGTCTGTGTTAAAATACATATACATTCTTGTGTTTTTGGTTAAATTGCTCTTGACCGTATTGTCTTGCGGCAATTCCAATTTGATCTGTTGTTATTCCAAACTCTTTCTCAAGGATTCCTTGCAGTAGCTGATTATTCTGTTTCAGAAGTGCAATTTCCTGTTGTGCCGTGGAATTAATAGCATCTTTGATTCCAGTGATTTCAACTCCACCGGCAACCGCTGTCTTGCCTCCTACTGTCCCGGCAATCTCCGGTACACCGTTTTCTCCTGCCATAAACATTGTGTATCGGCTCGGAACATAACCACCTTTTTCAAATGTAGGTATTCTTCCAACACTAATGTGTTGTATATTATTCGGAACTGCGTCACCAATTTTAGGTATTAACCTTGCTGCAGACATCAAACCATTAATAAGGTCTATGGCATTGTTTATCATGGTTTCTATTCCACTTATTACAAGGTTCAAAGGAGCTATTGCAACGTTAGCTGCTGTTTTAAATGCTGTTCTAAACGCCGTTGGAATGTTTTCAAGCAATTTATTCCATTTTGTTGGTCCAAACTGCTCTGAAATTTTTTTCCACCAATTTGAAAATCCTGTTTGGTTCCACCATGTTGTAAAAGAAGTCCATTTTTCAGAAAGTGATGACTCTATAGTTTGACCCATTCCTTGCCACTTTTCCTTTGTGAACCAAGGAGATACATTTTCATTAAACCAGTTTCCAACAAGTGGTGCTATATTGATAAGTGCAGATGACAGACCAAAAGTATCTGACATATCTACTTTTGTATTTTTTATTTTATCAATTAGCCAATCAATTTTATCTCCAAAATCATCAAGAGTGCTATGTTTTGGAAGCAACATTGTTCCTGTCAAGAATCTATACAAATCATTATCTGTTATATCTTTGTATAAATCATCCCACGCAGTTTTTAATGTGGTAAAATCAGTATTTTTTAATGTATCAAAAAAACCATTTTCACCAAACCACGTAAAATTGTCGTAGTACTCTGCGTCTTCTGGGAACAATGCTTTCCCTAAAGATTTTCCTACATTAAATCCAATCTCCCAAGTAACAGCAGCTATTGCAATTGTCGGAACTATTCCTATACTTGATCCTAGTACTTTGGCTGATAACTTGTCCGATATTTTTCCCCATATGATATCTCCAACACCAGTAAACTTTAAAAGACCTATTGCTGTGATAATCGTGGTTTCAATCGGTGCAGCATCAAAACTTCCTTTCCACAAATCGATAGCCGCATCTATGGCAGTCTCTATGAAGTTTCCGGCAGATGTAAACACAGCAGTCCAGTCAATACCAGCAAGAAACTGTCCTATGTTTTGCCCAATCTGATACCAATCTACAGATGCAATAGCATCAGACATCCAGTTAAATATTCCAGTTACAATCCCGGATAAATCTTGTCCGGCTTCAAAGAAATCACCATTGAATAAATCTTTGAATAACTTTTTCACAGGCTCAAGAAGTTTTTCTATCTTATCAGCCCAGCCAAGAGCTGTATTCTGCATCTTGTCAAATGCTTCCTGCCATACTTTTTCGTACTCTGCAGTAGCATCCATGATTTCTTTGGTAAGGTCAATTCCTGCTCCACCAGCACCACTTCCGGAACCACTGGATTTTGGCATTGAAATAACTTTCAATTTATCAAATGCTCTGATTCCGCTTTGAGCATTTTTTGCGCTTGTACCAACTTTATCCAGTGCATCTGCAGTGCCTTCCAACTCTTCATTGTACCCGGATACACCTTGACCGAATGACGAAAAGTCAATCTTGATTCCCAGTAAATTTGCCACACTGACAAGCAGTCTCTTAATCGCAATTACGACACCGTTAATGACAGGAAGTACTTTCTGCAATACCGGGATAAACAACTGCCCCAGTACCATGCCGGCTTCTTTTACGTTGTTGGTAAACTGGCGAATCATGTTACTTGGAGAATTGATTGTATTCGCCAAGTCTCCCCATGATACTTTGGACTGGTCTAATATTGCCAGTAGACGCAACTGTTGTTTTTCTGCTTGTGACATTTCAGATACAGCCTTTTCAATGCCGTATTTGTAAGCATAAGTCTGCAGTGTGGCATTTGTGATATCAATACCATACTTATACAGTGCTCTTGACTGACCGATCAAACCGGACTGTAAGTTTGTTGCGACTGTACTGAAATCCACGTTAAACAGAGATGAAATGTCCCCGGCAAGCATTGTCATGGACTTTGAAATTGCCGTAGTGACTTCTCCGGTCTGCCCTAAAGAGTTGGTAATAGATGCAAGCTGTGAAGCGTACTGCGTAATCTCCTGTAAATTCAGTCCCAGGTTTTTCATTCCGCTTTCAGAAATCAGTCCACTATCCACATCTACTTTCAGACCGGACATTTTACCAAGCAGTTCATTTACACGGTTTCCGAAACTCTGTGCATAATCCTCTGCGTTGTCGTAACCGAATTTTTCAAAATCCTTGCCCCATTCCTTGCCGACTTTATTAAATGCTACCGTGTAGTAGTTAAATGCTTCGATATAGTCCGTAGTTCCCTCTATGGACTTCCACAGACTTTTAATTCCACGGATCACAAGGAAATATGTTGCGTAGAATCTGCCGAAAGCCGCAGCAAGGCTAAATGTGCTTTTCGTGGCTCTTCTTGCGCTTACCGTATAGGTGTTCAGATTACGTCCTAAAGAGTTTGCGGCTCTCCCGGATGCTGCACCGGTAGATGCCAGTCCTGCCAGTGCGTTTGTCATTCGGATAATGTTCTCACTGACATTTGGAACGGTTGAAAGAGTTGTAAATAACTGCTTCAAATTCTTTGCCAGTAAAGGAATGTTCGTGATTGCTCTGCCGGATGCCACACCACCAAGTCTTGAAATCGAAGATGCTATGCTAGCAATATCCCCTACTCCATCTACTTTAGTTCCTGCCATGTCAGCAGAAAAAGTCTTCAGTGCAGATGAAATCCTGCTTAATCCGCTTGTATCTATTTTCCCCATTCTGTTAATGGAATTTGTCAATGTGGAGATATTCTTAATACCGCTCGCATTCATTGAACTGGCGGCATTTGCGATACTCTGTATGCTATTAGAAATGCTTGTCAGTTTGGACGTATCAATAGACAAGCTTTTCTGAAAATTCGTAAGGCTATTTGCCAACTTATCCAGTGCGTTACTTGCGTTATTCGCATCCGCTTTTATTTTAATCTGCAAAGAATCAATATCTGTCATACCGCACCGCCTTTACCGCAATAAAAAAGGAAGTGTCTGTCACTTCCAAGAAAAAGAGCGGCAAGCTGTGACACCTACCGCTCCTAAAATTACTTTTTGAGATATGCCCTTGTAACCGCACCGATTTTTCCGTCCACTTTGATACCGACACTCTTTTGGAATGCTTTTACTGCATCAGAAGTGGTTTTTCCGAAATATCCGTCAATGTTCTTCTTACCTTTCGCATTTACAGACGGCATAAAGCCTTTCCTTACAAGTTCGTACTGCGACCACTTGACATCATTTCCCTTCATCATTGCCAGACGCTTGTAATAAAGAAGTCTTTCCGGCTCTGTATAAGGGTTGCTATGGCTTGTAGAATCCTCATATACGGCATCTAATTCCTTGTACCATACATTCATGTCTACATTTCCTACAATACCGCCTACACGCCCTTTAGAAGTGTACTGCCATCCTACCATGTTAGGTACTTGCGGCTGATACTTTACATCACACTTGCCGTTGTTCTTTCCGTACCGTGCAATCCACATGGGATAACTCACACCGCCATAAGGCTTAATGTATGTCTTGTAAAAACTTTCCCCAGTGTATACACCGAATGGCAATCCTGCATCGGTGATTACCTTGCCGTAAGCATTGATAATAGAAATAATATTTTTGCCAAGACCTTTCATAACAGCATCTTCAACATCAAGATATACTGTCACTTTTCTGCCATTAAGAATAGTAAGCACTCTTCTTGCATCAGATCGTGATTTTGCAACCGTTGTAATATATCCGTATTCATATACTCCGTGCACATGGACATTGTGCTCTTTACAACCTTTCCAGTTCTCCTCAAACTTCTTGTCCGGGTTCAAATCCTTACGGATGACTTTCAGAATAGCAAAATCAATACCGTTCTGCTTTACCGCCCACCAGTTAATCGTCCCCTGGTATGAGGACACATCAATTCCTGTTAAACTCATGTTTGTTTCTCCTTTTTGGGATGTGATAATTCAAAATTAGCCTGCATTGCCATAAGTCCTGCGAGGAACGCTTTTCTTTGCTTCTGAATTTCTTTTTCATTATTAGCAATGTCCGCACGTTCTATAATAGGCTTGTCAATATACTTCGATTGTGCTTTTCGACCGTTTAGGCAATGGTCTATTGCAAAGATTAATGCAGATATTCCGTAATCTCCCCACCGTTGCCATGAATTCCTATCTTCTTCCTCTTTTTTGAGTTTATATCCTTTGTAGCACCACTCTAATTTCTTAGGATTCAGATGTTTGAACTCTTCTATCGAAATTCCCATGGAAAAAGCAAATGGAAAATATTCTTCCCATATTATTTTGTGCCAGTCGATTTCTTCTTGTGATCCTGTGGCATCTTCGTTACCTTGCTGTCCTCTTTCTCCATCTCTTCCTTGGTCTGCGTCATCATTTCCGTCAGACCCGACAGTTCGAAAAAACCGTCTTCTTTCATACAGTCTGTCAGTTCTCCATACAGTTTCACAAAAGACAGACCGTTTGTTTTCATGTATTCTTTCATTAAAGCATTGGATTCATCCGGTGTAATATCTTCATGGTTTTCGATAAGACCAGCATAAAAAGCCGTTTTGCATACATGAGGAAATTCTGCAAGCATATATCCGCTACCATCTACAATTTCTTCTGGTGTGGGATTCTGTACATTTTTTGCTTTTTTAGCTACATAGCCACCGGAAAGCATAAGAAACATCTTTTGAATCAAATCCTTGCACTCCACAGCACCGAATCCAAACTCTAAAGTATATTCAACATCATTAACTAAAATCTTCTTCATAAAAACATATCCTTTCCCCAACATTTTGTTGGAAAGGAGCCGCCCGAAGACGGCTCTCTTTTTGCTAAATCAATGTTTCGTCTACCGTTTCATCATTGTCAGCCACGGCAGTGTTATTTGTTTCTGACTGACTTGCTATTCCCCCGTTGTCAGTGCAACAGTGGAATCCAAACCTTTGTATTCCTCAATAGTAAGGTTCATTTCAATCGTCAGAAGTTCATTCTGTCCGATCTCTGGCTGTGGAATCTGCTCAGGTGGCTGTGCCACAACGAAGAAAGATTTCTCTTCTCCTGGAATTACAGTTTCAAACCACATTCTATTTCCACTAGTAAGAGCCTTATAGGCTGTGATAAGTGCAGTCCATTCATCCACGGTCTCTGATGTGAAGTTGACTGTGACTGCAAAAGATCCACCAGTATCTGCACGACCTTTTACATATCTGGTGATTGCATCTTCTAACGCAGAAGCATCAATCTGTTCCGGTTCAATGTTGATGCCGCCAATGGCATTAATTCTTGTAAGTTGCTTAAAACTTGTAGGTTTTGTTCCGGCGGTTGTCTCTGTACCATATCCGAAAGTAATACCTAAAGTAGAAATTCCGGCTGCTGCCATAATTTATACCTCCTTAAATTTGCATAAAAAAATAGAGCCGAATGGCTCTAATAGTTACAATTTATCATCAGCACCTACGCTTCTTCTGAACCGTGCAGTGCTTCTGTATGTGTCCTGCGAAGTATTATTGAACTCCGGCATGGAAGTAATCTGAAATCGCAGACGTTTGAAAAGACCGGCAACCGTAGCCATGATAGCTTCGGCTTCTTCCTGACTTTTGTTGGTTATCACATCCACCTGGTATGATGCTGTGATTCCATTAACCGAACGTGCTTCAAGGTCTTGTCCAGTCTCTGTAAACGGCATAGCATGAAAGTACACCGTAGGGAATGTAGGGTCTGACAAATCTTTACTTTTGTCTGTCACATAAGCTTTAGGATGGCTCTGTGGTATCTTCATTTTTAAGTACGATGCAATCTTTACTTTGAAATCTGATACCCATTGATATTCATTATTTTCCATTTGATGACCTCCTTAATTCTCGAAGATCTCCTTGAAACAGAATCACATTAGGATCATTATACCCTCTGTAAATTCTAGCCATAATGGATTTTGGGTTTATCCCTAGCAGTTCTCCCCACTCTGTTGCGCATCTTGTTTCTCCATTTTTTGTAATCAAAACATTACTTGTCTTGTTTCTTGCTTGTTCTTTCATGGTTATAAAGGTACAGTTTTCAGGGCAATAATTTTTATGGACATCTATTCTTTCAATAGATAGTTTTGGATTCCATCCATTTTCCAAACACCAGTCAGCAAAAGAATGAAAATCATTCTTCCATTTTTCGCATATGCAAATACCTTTTTCTCCGTATGAATAATATCTTTCAGATTTGGGGTCATAGCATCTTTTTCGCATATTGCTCCAAACTCCGTATAGCTTTTCATAATCTTTTGAATGCATTCCATATGAATTTTTATTTAAGCATCCGCAGGATTTTGCTTTTTTAAGTTGATCGGTTCTTACATATTTTGTTTTCCCACAATCGCACTTTACTTTTACATATTTCCTGTTTTTTTCGTATTTTTCTTCTCCAATGATTACTACTTTTCCAAAACGCTGACCGATATAATAGTTCATAAATCTCTCCTTTTTTCTATAAAAAGAAAAAAGCAGGACTTATTGCTGTCTCACGACATGAGCCTACTTCTCATTAAAAATCTTTTCTGCTTCTGTTTTTACAACACTTAACAATTCCATAGATGTGTTATACATAAATGGTCTGCTGTCCATACCTTCGCACCAATAAACTTTCCCGTCTTTGCCTTTGTAAAACCATCCGTATTGACCGGATTTTAATTGCATGATGTGTGAACCACTTCCGTAATTCCATTGAACACCTTCCGGCAAAGGATATGGATATTCTTTCTTTCCACCCATGCTACCAAGAGTACCAAACTCTACGAAAGCCGCATGGTCTGTACCGGCAACCACCGCCCAAACACCGCCACCCTTTACAGAGCCAACGTATTCCGCATGAATGCTTTGCAAAAGTTCCGATGTAAATATAGCATCAAGGTCAGCAATTTGGACCCTAGCAATCTCTACGCCCTTTTCTGCCAGTGTTTCAGCCAGTAGCCTACATTTATACTCTAAGCTATTTTCATAGTCTCTAAGAGCCTTTACAGCCGCTTGTATGGACTTTTGGTCAAACAGGTTGATATTGATTGTCTTTTCCATATCACTTCACCGTCTTTTGCAACAAAAACAAATCTGCTGTCAGTCCCTCGTCTGCAACGCCTTTGACAACATAGTCCGCAGTCTTGCTGTCCACAAGTCCGTCATCGTCACGACCTACTTCTGACTTCTTCCAGATAACGTCCCCTGCCTTAATCGGCAAATAGCCTTTGTCGGTCACAATCTGACAGTACGAACTGGAATCATCAATACCAAATTCTTTTACCAGTACTTCCGACAGCTTATTACTGATGTTGGCAGAAAAAAGGACGGGTTCAGAATATCCAGTAGTTTCTCTCAAAACCACTGGAATCCTTTCTCCGTCCATCTCGATGTACTTTATTTCTCCGTTTTCGTCCCGGTCATAAATCGTGACTTTTTCTCCCTGCCGTGAGTACTTCATTTTCTGCTTGTTAATGTCAAGCATCTTTCTTCACCTGCTTGTAAATCTGATTTACACCAGTGCTTGCCAAGCCGGAAACAATTCCTACCGCAATCGCATTCAGTACATCATTTGCCGGGAAATCCGGAATAACATACATTCCTACTACTCCGAGAATGCCACCGACAATGCCGACAACAACCGGGATGTAGTTATCCTTAATAACCGGAATCAGCTTCGCTCCAATACCGGCAAGATAACAGATAACCACGATTGCAACACAAGTTCCTACCTGTGAAAAATCCATCATTCCTTACCTCCGTTCTCTTTAATGTTAAGTCTTTCCTCAATTCCATCAAGTCTATGATGCGCAGATGCCATACTGGCTTCAACCTTTGTCAGCTTCTGTTCATGCTCTGCAAGCTCTTTCTTCATCTCTGAACGCTCGCTTTTCATTTCATTGATAGTATCAAGGATGGTGTCCAGTTTCATGTTGATGCGTGTGTTTTCTTTCACACGTTCCTCAATATCCTTTGTGTCTGTTCTTTTGCTATTTTTCAGACCAATGTAGACGGAAAAACCGAGTGATAACACGCTTATAATGATTGCTGTAGATAACTCTATAGTCACATCATATACCGCCTTCCTTGTTTGTTGGCACACCGCCCACCACCCTTAAAGTGTGCCGCCTGCAACCTTATTACTGGAATCAGTAACATGGTCACGCACAATCTTCTTTTAATTACAATACATTTGCAAATGGAAATACGCCAACAAACAGATCCTCACGGTCTCTCCATTTTCTCGACACTCCATTCTCTGAATAGCTTGCCATGAAGTTTTCACCGGCTTGCGATCTGTCATACACGACAAGATTAACCACAACGGACTGAAATTTTTTCATATCCGCAGCAATCTTCTCTTCCGTGTAGCTTTTCGGGTATATTCTCTTTGCTCTGATGTCGGCTTCTGCTTGACTGATAAGTTGTTCCAAAAGAGGATTTTCTTCCAAATGGTCAAACACGACCTCGGAACTTTCAGAATCAATATGAAATTGTTTCAGACGGATTTTTACTTGCTCCAAAGTCGTATATTCTGCCATGTGCTACCTCTTAAAGTTCAAACTTTTCAATCAGAATCTTTTTCAGTTCCGCACCGCTGATTTCTTCCGCACCTGAGACACCGTGTTCTGCGGCTAACTTCTGCAAGTCTGCCGTAGACATACGGTTGATTTCCGTCTTAGTATATGCGGTTTCCTCCGGGATTTCTTCTTTTACTTCGGTGACGGTTTCCTCCGGGATTTCTTCTCCCGGAAGATACCATTTGCCTTTGTATTTGACTTTGTAATCAAATTTCATCAGCATACCTCCGATTAGTAGCACTTAATTACATAGGTGCTATCCATTCTCTCGTAGGAAGGCAGTACGATTTCTGATACTGTAGTCTTGGTTTGTACGGGATCCTCTGTTACGCTGACAGCAACAGCAACACCAGTATTCACAAGTCTTACATCTGTGGCAGGATTACCCATGAGTGTACGCTCTTCGGGAGTAGTGCCGTACCATGTACTACCCAGTGCACCGTTAGGAATAAGGGTCGCAAATCCATCAGGATAAAACTTATGAGCAGTTCCGCTTTCATCCTTGTACTGCTTAGTGTATACAATGATGCTAATGCCAAGTTCGGTAGAGAAAAGTTCCTTTACTCTCGCATCGGTCATAAATACATTTGCGGTTGTATTCTGTGCAAGAACAGCACTCTTGATCTTTTTGTTCTGTTTTAAGTAGTTCATGGTCTTCTTAGAGACAATCATGATGGAAGGTCTCTCGCCAGTAGCTTCTTCTACGGCATCAATGGCTACGGAAACATCATCCATAGGATCAGAGTTCTCGGTATCAGACCACTTATCGGTCGTAGTTGTAAGTTCTGCAAAGTTGTTGGCTTTGTAGGTTCCGTTAGGGTCATAGTTATAAGCGTAGGTTACACCGTCAGCCTGAATGGAAATCTTAGGAGATCCGTCACTGGGTGCAAGCAGCTGCATAATCATACGTTCAGGAACTACATCAGCACCTTCCACAAGAGTATTTGCATCATCAAAAATTCTGCTTAATACTTCTGCTGCGTAAGGGTCTGTGCTGTCCTTAATACGCATGATTTCCTGTTCGTCCTGTTCTTTGATAATCATAGATTCACGGAAGAATGCCATTTCTGTCTCTTGCATCTTGAATCCTTCACGGCTTCTGATAGTGGAAACTGCATCAAAATTAGATGCTTTCAGGGTAACAGGAAGTCCATTAGAAGTCTTAATCCACTTCAAATCCAGTCCCATTTTCTTCTTGGCGGGGAATAAGCCGGAACCAAGATATGCAATTTTATTACTTGCAACTTCTGTATGCACAAGTGCGATTGCTTTCGCATTGTAGGCATCTCTAATGTTCATTATTTCCTCACTTTCTACCGCTATCTTTCAGCGGTCAGCGGCTACATCTGTCTGTAGTCGGTTTCAGTTATTCAAATACAATCAGTGATAATCCTGTCTTTACACCATCGGCAATGGTAATACCTGCATTTGCGTTAGCATTTGCTTCATTTACACAGGCAAAAGCCTTAATGATAGTTCCGTTGGGGTTGCTATCGTAAACATCGTTAAGCAAAATACCTACTGCTGCATCATCGGTGCTTCCGCCATTTACTTTCTTTCCTGTCGCACTAATAGGATTACCAGCCTTGCACACACCATTAGTGAAAGCATTTGCATCCAGTTTAATAGGAACAAATAATTCACCGCCCAGCTTTCTCTTAAGAATTTCTAACTGGGTAGTTACACTTGTTTCAGAGAATTTCATTTTGTGTACCTCCTTATAAGTACTGGCTAACTACAGCTTCGGCTTCTTTGTTTGTTCCAGCTAAAGTCTTGCCAATCTTTTCAGCCGCTTTTTCGGCTTCTGTTTTTTTGTCATCTTTTCCACCGCCAGCAATTCCACCTCCAGGATTAGTAGATCCGTTTGCAATCTCCTGCTCCTTGGCTTGTGCCGCAGCAGTCTCTTTATCAGAGATAATTTTTCCGAGAACATCAAAATCAAAACTGCCGTCATCCTTTACAACCTGTGCCGCCTGTTCTGATGTGATTTTGAATTTGTCAGCCGCACTTGTACGCTGAGTTGCTAAAGTCTGTGCTTTTTCCAACTCTGCGATACGATTATTTGCTTCCTCTAACTGCTTCGCTGCCTTTTCCTGTTCGGAAAGATTTTGGTCTTTCATGGCATTAAACTCTTTTTCAATGCCCTGTAACCGTTCCAGTTCAGCATTGTTTTTGGTTGCCTTGGCATTTGCTGTCTGAACATCTTTGCCGTTTTCGGCAATAACCTTTTCAATCTGTTCATCAGTTAATCCCATTGCCGCTAAATCTTCTCTCTTCATAAATTACCTCCGTTATGTCCTACGTTTTTTTACGGTGCAACGACACCGAGTGACATTGCCGATTTGTACGCTCACGGCTTTGCGAATTTTTATAAAATAAAAACAGCTACCTATTTCTAGGCAACTGTCTTATTTTGCATTTGTTTTACAATTTCCTGTGCTTTTGCCATCTGCTCTTCCATGTTGATAATGTCAGCAGTTTTCCACAGAGCATCAAGGTAAGGTTTGGAAAGGTTGAAAGTCTTTTCACAATCTCCCCAAAGTCCAACTGTTTTGATTGCAATAAGCGGATGAATACCACACTGCAGAAGTTGCAGTAATGTCTGCGACTTGGTATACATATTATCTTGTGGACTGTGGTTGATCTGCACATCAAAATCTCTAAGAGTGATTTTCAGATCCTCTTTCTTAATGCGGATAACATTCAGCGCAACCTTGGCCAGTCTCTTCTCTGCTGTCTTAACAACCGGATCCTTAAGCCTTGCTCTTGATTTTGAAAAATCCCATCCGTTTCTCAGCTCAACCGCACCCTGCGTATCACCGCCAGTGTTTCCTTGCTTGTTCGGTATTCCCAAAATTGAAAGTGCGCTGTCTGTTAAATCATCCTTGGAAACCTGTGTCTGCGTTTGGTCAAGTTCCTGTGACATCACATCAACATCAGACTTGTTATCCTTGTTAATGGACTTTACAACCAATGCATGGTTCATTTTCATTTTTTTGAACTGTTCTTCGTCAACTTCACAGTTTACAAATTTGTACCATGCCTGGATAAACTGCTCTATACCATCCATTCTGTTTGACTGTGTATTATTGATTGCATCCAACAGATCTATAACAAGTTCAATATCAGACAACCGCTCATGGTTGTTCGGAAATTCTACAATCGGAATACCACCAAATCCGTGAAGTTTCCATGTATCAGGAACAACCGCACTGTTTTTTATCTTACATTCATAGGATTCCGTGTAGCATAGTTTGTACCACTCGCCGTTTTCATCTTTTAATTCCTGTACCGCCAAAATCGGTTCTTCAGAACTGCGGTTGTAAATGACAAACGTGTTCAGAGGATTAGGTGCAACCACACGGATAGGCACATCTCCATTCACAATCTGAATAGCTTTGAATGATGTTCCGGTTGCCGACTGCCACTCACCAGCTTTTATGTCTTTCTCATGCTTATTTGCATCTGCTAAGTAATCGTTAAGTTCATCTACTGCCTTATTTACAGCTTTATCATCTTTTCTGCTGACAAACTGAATAGGCTCTCCGTAAGTCTGACCAACCTTGAACTGTACCCACTCATAAGCATGATTCTCAACGATTTTGTTTGTTATATCCTCATTTGACAGCTTTGTTCTGTATAGTACCGGTTGATCTCCTTTGTAGTACTCCCACAAGTACTTGATAACCGACTTATTGTAATTAAAAACACCGATGAAATCACCAACAACCTTTACAATGTTGTCTTTGGTTATCTGCTCCACATCCGTATATGCAATTTTTCTACCGTGACAACCCTTTACAAGGTCTTGAAATTTCATAGTGTTCATATTTTCACCTACATAAATGTCATTCCGCTGCTTTGGTCTCTTTTTGGAAGTTTCTTGATCTCACGTTCTCCGGTCTCCGTATGGTAAACAACCATTTTATTGCAATTCCGGCACTTATATGTCTTGTCGATGTGTGATTTTGAACTGCATTCACCGACCAACCTTCCGCATCCCGGACAGTACACTCTAATTTTTTGGTTAAAAATCATAAATACCTCTTTTCTGCGCACAAAAATACCGCCCTTGCTGATAAGAGCGGTACTTCTGGAGTCTTCACATGATCTGAGGAGGAAATGAAAAATATCTTGGAATCTTTCTGCATCTTAATAGTATCACGGAAAAATCGGACATATCGGACAAGTTTATATGGAACTATACGATTTCGTATGTTTTTTCAAATATGTCAGGCTTACATGGATAAAGTTCTCCATTTACACCTTTGATAATATAATCACCAATGTTTGCTTTCATATCTCCTTCCAAAGTTTTAATGAAACATTCATCTTCATTATTAAAATAAATATTTCCGTCATCATAAGCAGATATTCCCCATTCTGGTACACCTCTACAATTTGCTCCAATCTTCATAAAATCTTCGCAATATTCAAATGCTTCAATTACAACAGGTTTCTTTCTATATTTTGCCATTTTTATACCTCCGTATTATTTTAATTTGCCATATATCGGTCAAATGCTTTTCTTACGCTATCCTCTGTGTTTCCACCACCGATTCTATCAGCAACCTTGTTCCATGATAATTTTTCAATAAATCGTAAATTGATGATCCGTCTTATACGACTGTCCTGAACGCTTGCAATAAATTCCTCGACTTCATTATTTTTTTGCAGTAAATCGTCCTCTAAAAGCTGTAAAGTGGCTTTTCTTGAATAAAGTAACGTTCGTTTTCTGCTGTACTCTGGATAAGGAAATCCTTCAATACGAAAATGTTCAGTGCCGCCGCATCCACCTGATACGCTGTCAACAACATTCCCATCCGATTCAATTTTTCTGATATCCGATTCAAGTTTTTTAATCTTCTGCTGTACTTCTTTGATTTCTTCCTGTAAATCTATGTATTGAGATAAAACCTCTTTAGTCACCATAATCAATACCTCCGTCCGAAAGAGAATGGGTTTTGAATTGCTTCTGCTCTTGCCATTCTTTTATTTCCGTAAATCATGTCACATAGTTGTGCCGTAGAATCTATCCCGTCATCATGCTTCATTTTCCCTTCAAAAGTAGCAGACAAAATATTTTGAAAATACTTTCTGTACTCTTTTGTTTGATATTTCATGTCCACAAAATGAAGTTTTCGTATGTCTGGAGCATGATTTTTGATTCTATCCATTTTTGCAGTCTGATTGTCTGCCGGATCATGACTTGTGTTAATAGGATATCCGTCTTTTTCCCATATCTTTTCACAATCTGTACGGTATGCTGATGTTGTCTTTGTTTCCTCAAAATGGACTTCTGCTGTCTTATTATTAAATTTATCTAAATGTCTTTCCATTCGTGAAGTAACTTCCGGTATGGTAATTTCCTTATCACCGTCATTGTAGACAACATCAGTGATATAATGTTCTCCGTCAATCTCATAGCAGATAGGCATTGATACAAAATCACCGCCACCATAAGCAGGGTCATTAGCTGCAAATATCCTATCAGGTCTTATTCCTTCAAGTTCTGCCGGATTAAAGAAATTCATCATATCGACATTGAACATCTGACCTTTTCTTTCAATAGGCTCCTGTTGATACTGTGCAAACCATGATGCCATATCGTCATTGTTCTCAAAAGATGCCATACGTCTTTTGTAATCAAGAGTTGTATATCCCAAATGATACGGATAATCAAAATTGCTATCTCCGTTTTCATTTAGTGCAGGAATAATAACCTCTCTGTGCCGTATGCCTTTGTATTCAGGATCATTTTGTAATAGGTCTAACCGTCTACCTTGAACGTCCTTTTTCGCCCAACGTGTTCCTATCCCCAACAATTTAGCCTTTCCAGGCTTAATTCTCGGCATAAAGTTGTTGTCGAATTTTCCCCATACAGTATTTTGCCTATCTTCACTCAATGCTTCATCAATACCGCTGAATAAGTCATCATAAACTCCAAGCCCGTCACAGTCACAAGCACCATTCAATGTTCCGTAAATGCTTCGCATGGTAAATGTTGGGTATGTCTTTTTACGGATAAGGTCTACTGTCAAATCTTTTCCATCAGTGACTAACTTTTTCTCAACTATGTTTGGATATATTTCAGCATATGTGTATGTCGGGTCTGTAATCATTTCTATGATGCCGTCATAGTAACCACCAGTAATTTTGTCCGAATATGCCGAATACAGATTAGACCGTTCCGTTCTGTTAGAGCCGAACCACAGATTACCCATTTTTACTATTTGTGTCTTACCGATTCGTCCGGGACAAAACACCATTCCTTCATCAAGCACATCATCGTACAAATCTTGAATAAGCTGTGCTACCTGCCGTAATGGATTTATTCTCGGCTGATAAAATCTCTCTTCTACCGGTCTGTTCTTTTCCATGTATAGCATGAAGCTTTCAAATCGGTAATGTGCTTCAATCAGAAGCGTTTTGTAATAGTCATCAACAAGGCTGTATTTTTCTTCATGTTGTTGGCTGTATTTTTCAAGGTCAAGTATTCTACCTCCTGTCCTATCCATGCAGAAACGCTCTATAATGCCTTTAGAACGGTTTGTTATCTGTAAGCCATAAGTTATATCCTTTTCACCGTTTATAGCCACTCTACAGGCTTCTATGTACGCATCAATGACCTGTTCATCAATTCCCTTGCGTTGTATGTAATTGTCATAGCTGTTTACTGCCGATATAAGGCTCTGACTTGCCAATATAAAAGAGCCTCCTTCCCTAAAATTTTGGAAATTTGGCTCTCTGCGTAGGCACTCTACGACTGGTGCTCTTGAAAATATTCTATTTGCTATGCTAAGCAGTCCAAAACACAACATAACACATATGGTTTGTGTCAAATGTTATACTGATAATTTGTTCTGCGCTCTTTAATTCTTCCCAATCCTGGTCATTTTGCAGAATGGCTTGATTTATATCATTAAGTTTTTTTGCAATATTGCCATTTCACCAACTTTGCTTGATTCATAAATTATTTCACCCCGATTCTATTAATTTTCCCACATTTCGGGCATTTGATTTCAGCCTGTCCGTTAAATTTGCCTAAAAGGCGGTTGCACTTGCTGCAACGTGCATCTGTCAAATAATGCTGACGTTTCCACTCTTCAATCAATTGATATATAAAATCTCTTCCAACGTTTCTTGGTGGAATGTGACACAATGGTAAGTTTCTTTTCTCACATTCCTCGTATTCTCGAATTGACTGTTTTTGAAATTCAGATAACGGAAATGGTGCAATCTTCTCTGCAAACTCAACCAAAGACATTTCACTATCCTGCTTAATTTCTCGCTGAGATGCGTCATATTCCAACTGTTCAGTTAATTCATCTGTTATTGATTCCATTAATTCTGCCATGCTCATTCTTCAATACTCCTATCAAATCATGCATTTGAATCAGTAGTTTTTAAATATTCAACGAACTGTGCCCAAGCCTGTTCGCATGTTAAATCGCCAACAGGATTTTGAACATAGTATTCTTGGAAATATTCCCGGGCCTTTTCTTTTTCATCTTCGGAATATGAATCCCATTTAGAAACTCCTGATTTCTTTTTGAAAAATTCGCACTCATGTTCACTGTCAGCAAATCCAGCACCAGGAATCCATTTTTCCGGATGGTTGCACATTTCAGCCATCCCTACAACTTCGTTTCTATCAAATCCAAGGTAAGCACAATCATGACACGTCATTCCTCCACCAGCTTTCTGCCGCACATGGGGCAAAACTCAATTTTAAAATATCCCATAGTTGCTGCATTTGCAAAAATAACAATACCAGGTTTATTGTCTCTGACATTTTTCAAAATCTGTGCTTCTGTCAAATTTGTTTCATTCGCACATTTATAAATTTTAATGTCTGCTCCGCAGATTGTATTTTCGTCATGCCAGTTTTCACAAAATTTACACATGCTTATTTTTCAACCTCTCCATTAACCGTTCACATTTATCAAGATTTTCGCAAGTAATGTTGTTTAAGTATTTTTCGCTTTTGTCAGACACTGTTGTTATATTCATTTGTATCAGTTTCGGTTCAAAATCTTTACAATACTGACAACAATCTTGAAGAATAAGGTGAAATCCATTCATGTAAAATTCCTCCGTAACCCATGCAGACGGAATCGAACCGCCGACACACATCCTATGCGGATGCCGCTCTACCACTGAAACTATACATGGGAATCGCACCGTAAAACCTTTTATGGCTTGCGCTTGCCATAACCAAATGTGCACCGCCTACTTGTCACTGACTATCCACACAATCTCACAGTCTTGTCTGTTCTCTACTTCATAGGCTTGGTTTTCGCTAAACATATGTGGCTTACGTTTTAGCTAAGGAATAGTTGCCGTGGGAGTTGAACCCACCCGACCCAAACAAGGTACGACTACTTTTGAATCTGCAAATTCTACTCGCAGAAGTGTTTTTCGTTGACCGATAATGAGCAACTACTATCCATACATCTCCCATCGACCTGAACTATTGCAGTAGTACCAGACTAAGTGGAGATAAAGATAAACGCCGTACACAGGATTTGAACCTGCAAGCCTTTTACAGCCAACGGTTTTCAAGACCGCTCCCTCACCACCCGGACATACGGCAAATATAGCAGTGTAGTGGAACTGCTATATCCGAAATTGCTTTTGCCACTACTTTGTACAATCTCATGCGGACTTTCTATACCGCTTACGGCAAACCTTTTCCCAGGTTGATTGTCGTAAGTTTAGCGCAGATACAAGGACTCGAACCTTGACAGCATTTCTGCTGGATAGCTTAGCAAGCTACTGTGTTACCATTACACCATATCTGCGTATCGGTGGTTTTTTACTTGGTTATCACCACCCAAGGATCTTTTAGTCAGCCGCAAGCGGCTCTATCAAGTTCCCATGAGATAAAACATTAACCGGTGTATTTATCCCCTATGCTTCTGTAATAAGCATACTCGGAGTGTACTTGCAACAACACCTATTGGGATGATGGGACTCGAACCCATACCCCACGGCTTAGAAGCCCGTTGCTCTCTCCATTTGCGCTACATCCCAATGTGCGTTTCCATAAGCTGTATGCCTACATTTAAGGCGCTGACACAGCGCAACACTTATGGCTATTTTTATTTTCGCAGGGCATCCGCCAGTTACCTGCTAGTCGGTTGCGATCCGACATCGTGGGGAAAGAAGGAGTCGAACCTTCGGTGTTTCTAATGTCACGGTTTTACAGACCGCTGCAATCGCCACTATGCATATTTCCCCAAAACCTGTGCCGTATAACCACAGATGAACTTCTGGCATATCTATCTGCTAACTACCGACTATTTCAATCACGGTATCGTCTTATCACCGCAGATAAAGTTTTCTCCGCTATATAGTTGCAAGGCTTCAAGCGGTTACGTGGAAAACCCTCACGAGCCTTGCGACGGCTCTTAACAGCATTCCGCTATGAGGTGAAAGGAGTATTCCATGTAGGTGGAATATTCGCAGATGGCAAAGACCGAAAGAAGAAAACATCTGCGAAACAGGACTACCAGGATTCGGACCTGGGATGCAGCAGTCAAAGTGCTGTGCCTTACCGCTTGGCGATAACCCCAAACTCCGGGAGAGAGACCATCTGCTCCCGGATTATTTTCGTGAACCACTTTATTCAAAATTGTCACGCCTGCGCATGGTACTTTTTTAAATAGGGGAAATATTTGTCATTTCCCACACGCAGGCTCCATACACTTATCGTGTCTTGACTTCAACGGTTCGTAGGCATTCCCCAGCCGTAAACGAGCCGCAAGCTGTTTAGGTTTTATGAATTTCACCCACTCTGTTCTCCAAAATGGGATAATTCGCATAATCTCCGGTAACCACATAGTTTTTGTAGCTATACCCACATAAAAGTTATTCCAAATGCAAGAAACATTGCAGTTGCAAAGAAGAATACTCCGTCTGATGCCGTTTTCTGCTTTGGAGCATATAATGCACTTGCTATTGCGAAAAACGCCATTACTGCAGTTGTCATAATTTTCAAAATTATGAATAAAATCATGTTAACTCTACCTCCCACACAAAGTAATTTGCAATCAGCAATATCAATCCGAACGCAATGCCAAGCACTCTTGAAATCGTATCTGCACTAGAATCCCGTGCAATCTGAAAACAACTTCCGCAAATAGTAAGTAATGCTGTTGAAGAACATACTTTTAAGAATTTCCTGATTATGTTTTTCATTTTTTCTTCGTCCTTCCTTCAATTTCATCGATCATTGCCATTACCAGTGCTTTAGCAAACTGGCTATTGTTATGTATTTTAATCAGCAAATTGCCCTGCCGGATAAGATACGACCAGTCATCATCCGTTTTCGGATTAGCACACTCTTTATGTATTTTCCAAACCTCTGTGTAGATCTCTTTAATCTCCGGTGGCAATTCACATTTCTCCTTAACTGGCAAATCTTCTTTAGGCTCTTTATCAAGTCTGCTCTTTTGGTGCTTCATCTGACAGCTAACCATTTCTGTAACGTTCTCACGGTCTCTCTTGATTCCGTGACCTTGCAGAAACAACTCACATTGCAGGACTTCACCGCATTTTGAACATTCGTCTTTTATCTCTTTCCCAAATATCTGCATACACTTAATCTCTACCAGTGACTACCGCTCTTAAAAATACTCCGATGATGAACAGGATATACACCCATGCAGGAGCATGTAATTGAAACAGTATCCATGCTAAAACTATGTAAATGAAAATCATGTGGTACACCTCCTAAGGGTCTTTTTTATTTTTGAGGAAATTTGAGGGACTAAGTAGGGGCTGTTCGCTGGTCCTGTCAGACCCCCTCCCCCTGTGTGCTATGTTTCTTTTCAACTATGCGTTAAACTAATCTTTCACGCAATCTTTATTGACACGTCTTTAACTATCACGTATTTACGCACGTTTCCGCTGTTGTTGCTACTCATTTGCATCTATGTTGCTATCGTCATACGCTCCGGAATCGGTCAACATTGATATATTTTGTCCATTTGCACCGCCTAACTGTGGCAGATCCGAAGCAGTTAACGCTTGCTTGTGGTTCTGCTGCTCTCTCGATACGCCGGGAAGGTTCCACCCGTAATGCCTATTCAGAATTGCCAGGATTCCAACAGGGTTACGCTTTGCCGTAGCTAACTTTGCGCTTAGAGACTCTTCGCGAAAATCCGCTATCTTTTTGCCGATGTCAGAACTTAATGGACTTGATTTAGTACCCTCATCTCTCCATGTAGCTATTGTATATCTATCTATCCCAGTCAATAAACTAAACCCTATTGCAGATACTTCTTTGTCATACATCATACACATATATATATAATAATCACATATACGATTAATTAACTTATAGTTATAAGCGTTATAATTACTATAACCACCTAAAAACCCGTCTATATTGTGCATCTCTTTAGATTTAAGACAATCCGGATCATTAAAAGCATGTCGTTTGATATACATAAGAGCAGCATTCCAAACGCTTTGAGACTCTTGTCTTATATCCTCTATTTTCTGATCCTTGCAGAACTGGGAAAGATATAACTCCATGTCATTCTCATATACCTGGGATGTTTCTGTATTTTCAACTTTTTCCATTTCTGCACCTCCTGAAAATCTGCAATAAAAAAAATCACTACACATCACTTAATAAACCCATGTTTTTTTAATCTCCTCCACAGATCAGGCAAAACATAAATTTACAAAAGTGATCAGCTAGTGACTTCTGATCGGTTCCGGTCTGTCGGCTCCGGTGGTCTTGGTTACAATCTGGGCGGCTGCATATCCAGAGGGGGTTGGATTTGCACCGCTGTCACTCGCACCGTATTAACGTCGGCTCCCTAACTGCTTTTATCATACCATAAGTGCTATTTATAAATCCACAACAACCTTTTACACGTTTGACAATTTGTTACGGTGGTATGTCTGCCGGTGATCCTGAGCATATAAAAATCATGTGCTTAAAAAATATCATCCGTGTAAATTTGACAAATGGGATTTTTCAGCAGGTAGGTAAGATGTTTTTGCAGATGGGGACATGGTGGCAGCCGGTCGGCTCTAGTATTTATATATACTTGGTTATACAATGTCTTTCTGCTCTTATTTATTTTTATTTTATTTAATCTCTTTTTATTTACTCTAATCTTATTTAATCTGCGTCTACAAAATGTCTACAATTTGTCTACAAAATTTATCACGTTAAAATATCACAGTGAAAATAGATCAAGAAAAGCAGGCTGTTACACCTGCTTATAGATTACGATATTTTGATTTTAATATGTTTATAAAATCATCTGTTAATAGTCCGGATTCTTTTGCTTTTTGTGCCTCCTCTCTTGCCGATTTTGCAACATTTATATTTGATGTGGTCACAATTTTAATTTGTCTATGATTAACAGATACGCAAGCAATCCATTTATTTTTTACAGTGTCCCAATTAACACCAGGGATGCCGCTATTTTTATGTATTCCGGTTGCTTGCTTTTTATCGTTGTATAATTTTTTTGATTTTTTTACTTTTACTTGATTATTTTTATTCCAATCTAAAGATTGTTGATTATCAATTATTTTTAAATGTTTTTTTGCACATTTCTTACAAAATCTTTGTAAGCCGCTGCATTTAATTATATCACATCCGCAAGACTCACACTGTATAACAGATCCGAGCGGAATTATAGAGCCGTGTTTGATGCACTCTTTATATCTTTTGCTTTGCTCTTTTTTTCGTTCCTGTCTGCATTCAGGGCAGTAAAACGCCCTCGGTCCACCTAAAAAGCTTGTTCCGCACGTTCTGCAAATCCTCGATAGTACATTATCTTTCATTTTTTTACTCCAACGCAAAAAGCGGAGCCTTTGCGCTCCGCTGAATATTTAATAACAAGGGTTTTCTTTTGCCAGCTCCCAAACCTCATTAAATTTTTGCTCGTGACGTTTTGCGTACTCGTCAAAAAACTGTTGATCTGTGCACGGTGCAAGATCTCCGTGTATCTCCTCTCGTAAATCGTCATCCATCATGGATACTGCCAAATCATAATCAATATTTATTCCGTACTCATTAACCACTGTTTTTCTCATGCTCTCCACCTTTTAACCTTTCTTTTTTAACAATATTCCCGGTTGTTTTTCCATCTGTCCTGTATGCGCTGGAATTGTCTTTGCTCCCGTTCCAGTTTCTGCCGTCTTATCTCTTTGTGATATTCTGGATCCCATTTTCGTAGGATCGCCGCCCTGGTCAATATTTGCATAATCAAAACTCTGTCCGCAAATTTCTGCCGATCTGCTATCAACTGTGCTGCATCCGTGTATTTTTCCAGATCCGGAAGAATCTTTTCTTTCAGTTCCTCGAACGCTTGCACTTCGAATTTATCCGGGTTGTGTTGTTTGTCTATGTAAGTACGGAAAAACTCACGGCAACTAGAGATTATGCGGTAAGCTTTTTTCTGGTCTTGTGCTGTTCCTGTCATGTCGTTCGCTCCTTTCGTTTGTTTGTATCTTAATTATATATCATGTTATATAGCATGTCAATAGGTTATTGCAATTATTTATTGATATTTTTCAAAAATTCCTCAGCGTCTACAACTTGCGGTTGTTTTGATGCTTTCCGTTCTGCTCTCCTCTGCTCCTGGAGCTGGTGCAATCTTTCGTTTGCTTGCATCAGTGCGACTTTTTCGGATACCTCTGTACGCTCCTTATTTGCCTTTTCTGCGGTCTTTTCCAGCTCTTGCGGTAAATTTTCTGCTTGGGTCTCCAAAGCGTCTAAATAAGCCAATACAGCCGATACAGCTATATCATTTATATTTATGTCTGATTCTGCTGCTCTGTCCTTTGTGCCTTTTGGTAATCTGATTTGTACAAGATCAAATTTACTGCGGTAATTGTTAATTGCTTTGCGCGTGTAATCTGCTGTCCTTGCCATCTGTAAAACCTCCTTTAATAAATTGTTTTATCATATTATATAACACTTTATATATAAATGCAATATAATTGTATATATATCATATTATATAATTTTTATATAAACTTTTATATAAAATGTATTGACACATGATATATAACATGATATAGTTATCTCAACAAATAAAAAAGCCGGTGACACCTACCAAGCGAACACCGGCACCCAAAAAGAAAGGCACCCAAATTATAACACGGGTGAAAAGGTAAAAGCAATATGAGAAAGAATGAATTATTAGAAGCAATCAACAACAGCAAGGCAAGAAGCGCATGGAATAAAGGTGTAAAGATCTATGCTTATGAGCTTGTAGAAGCTCTAGAAGTTGAAGAGATTCCGCAGGACAAAACATAGTTAAAAAGCCTTTTACTGAATGGCGCCGCTGACTGGAAACAGTACAGTTGGGGCGGCTGCTCTCTGATTTATGATTGTGACATTGCCGAACGTCTCTGTTGCCCATCTGAGTTAAAAAAGGTTTGCGGCGGCGAGAACAAACCAAACAGATCCGAGGATTGGTTAGACACACAGGCAAGAGCATTAAGCCATTCTTTTGATATAATTTATCATATTGTTAAATTTAGCAAGTAAGACAGGCTTACAACCGGGATCAAGTCCCGGTCTTGCTTTTACCCGGATTACCGGGAAAAATTGAAAATATGGAGGAACGAGAAAATGAAAATTATAGAAATTTCGGCAATGCCTGACGGTACGGAAATACAACTAGAGGATTGGCACGACAAAAACACAAAAGATTATAATGATTTATACGGTTATGTAATAGGTGTATATCCAGTTGCTAAAAATTCCGGTCGTTTGGGTTGGGTAAAATCTGGAGAAAGGTTTAGAATATCAATCAGTTATAATAAATTTGCAAATTATACTGATGAAATGGTGTTGAATGATTTTGAAGCGTTAAAAAATGGAGAAAAAACATTATCAGATTTAAAAGATCATTTTTTTAATAACTTTAAAGATCAATTTTATTTAGGAATTATAGATTTTGAACCTTGACAGCCATTGCAGAGGATGCCAGCCGGATCACTACCGGCGGCGGTTTTATGGGTTGAATTTACCCCAAAAATTAAAAATAGGAGGTTGCCAGGATGAAAGAAAAGAACCTTGAAAGACTTTACAAGCTGTTAGAACGTGCAGAGCGTGATCACGACACGGAGACAGCCGCCGCCCTGCGGTGGGCAATTTTTGAACTGGAAAACAGATAAAAGGCGGCTTGCAACCGTCTTTTTGCCGTGTTCTGGGTGATCTGCTACCGCTTGCGGTGGTCTATTTGTGTTACTCTTCCACCGGATCCGGTCAGATCCTGCGCCCAGATATATTGACGGCTTGCGCTGTCTTGGTGTACAATCAAATATTACAAGGGGATTATACAAAATGCGAAAATTGGGAATCGGTCATGTATATGATATCATGGAGAGCGTAGCGGATGCCGGGGAACGGTTGGAAACCGTTATAAGGGTGGAGAGTGCCGCCGGTGGTCTGTCTCCGGAATCTGCGGAGCTGTTGCGGTCTGCTTATGATTCCATGCTTTCGGCAGTCGGAGACCTTGCGAAAGCTGCGACACGGTGACCGGGTGACAAGTCCAGGACTAGCACCGCAGAAGTGCGCAGATGTTACACACCTTGAACCGGTCTGAAAAAATCTGCGAAAAAACTCTGAAAACGGATTTTTCAGCTTAAAAAGTGCTACCCCGGGGGGATTGAAAATTTTTAGCACGAAAATTGTAGAAAAATTTTTCTTTCAAAAACCTCTGAAAACGAGATTTTCGGTTGAAAATGCAGACCTACGGGGGTATCAAAACGGTTGACCAAAAATTTTTTACGAAAAAAGTCTCAAAAAATGAGATTTTTAATAAAACCTATAGGGGGAAATATTATGAATTGCTACAAATGTGGTAAAGAAATGAGAGTTGTTCCAGAACAGGTGGCTACGGATGAAAAAGGATTGCCGGTATATCACAGAATAGGTTATTGTGATGCTTGTATGTCTAAATTTGACATTGATATTGTGGAAAAACAAAATCAGAAAAAGAAAAAGCAAAGCACATTAAGCATACTATCTGTTGTGTTCACTCTTATTGGTCTTACAATTCCAGTAGCAATTATTTTAGCCATTATTGACATTGTTAAAGGTGATAAAAATAATAAAAATCACAGCGGTTCATGGTTTTCAATTATTTTTTCTGTAATTGTAATTTTTGTTTTTTTAGGTGGTCAAAATGAGGAAAACCAAAATGTTTCAAATAATGTAAGTATAGAGTCTGTAATAGAAACAGAAAGTCAAACTATTGAATTACCAGATGAATCAGTTGAAAACTATCCTACTTATCAAAGAGAAAATACAAATCAAGAAATAGATTCTAAAACAGATCCTACGGTTGTGCAATCAGAAAGTAATGTAATGGAAAATGAAAATTATGGAGAATATGAGGAGGAAAATGTTTTATCAGAAGAGGAATATAAGGAATCATGTGTCGAATTATTCTATGATGATATATTTTTTTCCAAAGATGATTTAGAGGGAAAAGATGTAAAACTAAATCTTTTTGTGTCAGAACTTTATGAATTAAGAGCAAAAGATATGTATTATGATTATATTCAAGAAATGTTTGGAGAATACAATTTACAAAGGAATTTCTTAAAATGCTGTGTTTTGAGAGAAGGTACTGAAAGCTATATGGGAGAGCAAATCAATGTACTATTTTCTAATGATTATGAATTAAACGCAACAGATTATTCCGGTGGTGAAAAAATAACTGTTTATGGGAAAATAATAGGATACAGCACAAATTCATGGAGAGGTTACAACAAATGTGAATTTATGCCATTATATATAGAGTAATTTTAAGGGCATCCGAAAGGGTGCTCTTATTTTTAAACAAACAAAAAAGAATGTCCTCCACGACAAGGACACTCTTCTTTTTAAAATACATGTCTGATGCGCTTTTACTGAAAAGTATTGCTACTTCTCAGCTGGTATAAATTATAATCTAGACACCTACATTGTAGCATTTAAGAAAAATTTACGCAAGCATTCTTATGTAATTTTTGATAATTTCATCAGCCACAGCAAACACTTCTCTTCCGTAGGTAGCCAAAAAGTCGGCAACAATCTCTTCCGTCTGAATATCCATAGTCAAATTGTAGGATAGGCAGAACGCATGGCACAATTCATGGCACAGCACACGATCATAGAAATTACCGTGAATCATATTTGATATGTAAATATCTCTTGTGTTTCTATCAGTCATGCCAAACGTATATGTACCGTCAGAACGCATCAGCATAGGACTGTGACTGCGTACACGGCTTAAATTCCACTCTATTCCATTTATCGTGAACAACTTACCACCTCCAACATAAAAGGGGCTAAATAAGCCCCTTAAGTGTTTTAACCGATTTTTGTTACCAGTGCAGACAGCTTGTTTCGCAGTACCGTCTTTTCTTCCGGTGTTGCATCGTTGATGATCTCCGTCATGTCGTTTGCAAGTTCGGTCATGTAGGTGTTCAGGTCACGGACTTTAGCTTCTTTGTCCTGCTGTGTATTCGCCTTATGCAGTTCCTTATTTTCCATGTAGGTTCTGCGGCTCATTCCACTTCTTCCCTCTCTTGCATCACGCATACCGGATGAAGAAGTTTCAGTGTAGTACATACGCCCCATGTCTCTGTCCATGTCACGGTGATACATTTCCGGGGTCATATGGTAATAGGGTGGCTCTTCATATCCTCTGCGGTAGGTTCCACGACCTTTAGGTGCAAATCTGCCGTCAGCATATCGGTAATGGTCATAGTACCGTCTGCCACCGTCACCGTAACGATCAAACATTTCCACGACTTCTTCCGGATCATATTCCTGCATGGTTTTTGTCAGCTCACGGTAGTACATGGCTTCTGACAAATCTTTCATCATATCAACGACTTTTCCCATTTCGCAAGTATCTACTTTGTCAATTCCTTTGTCAAACTGCGCTTTAGCGCATTCAGAAAGTTTTTCAATCATTTCATGCATTCTCTTAACATCCATGATTTTTCACCTCCTACGCTTCACGAACGGCAATCAAATTGCTGTTCTGCACTTCAATAGCTTGCGTAGAAGTGTTCTGAACGGCTACCGTACTGCAGCATCCACGAGGAACATCAATGTAAGCCTGCGCAGATACATTGAAGAAATTCTCTACTGCTGCCGGAGTTACAATCATTCTTGTGGACTGTAAAGGTTCCCCGTCTACCGCCAGTGCAAGGGAAATTTCCCCAACAGTTCCACCAGTGGGAATCTGAATGTTTCCGGAATAACTTACAAGGAATCTTGCACGACACTGATTAGTGATACCTCTTAACTTTACAATTCCGGATCCCTCTCTGTGAGTGATACAACCACTTCCATTTACGGCAGTTTCGGTAAAAGCAACGTCTGCTCCTGCTGCCACAGTCTGTAATGCTACTGCTGTATATTCAGCCATAATAAATACCTCTCTTTCAAAATCAAAGGGGCAAACCATATAGTCTGCCCCATGTTGTCAGTAATTCTGCATAGCAGACATAATCGAGTTAACTCAATTAAGATACTCAATTATTCAATTTTAGCAATTACAGCCGGTATTGCAACCGCAGCCATAAGCGTAAGCGTTAGGATTAGACACAATATAAGCTGGAATAGCTGTAGGATTTACAGAGTTGACAATCTGCTGTGTCTGTGCTGTCATTGCAGTAGTCAGAAGCGCATTCTGTCTATCCTGTGAAGCAGAAAGTTCAAGTTTTTGCACCTTATCTCTCAAATCCGCATTTTCTTTTGCACATAAGTAATCAAGAATTGCTCTAGTGCCGGCATTCTGATTATCAATGATATCCCTTGTGTTGTTATTCATTGTGTTCTGCAATGCGCAAGTATTCGTTGCCATATTGTAGTTTACACCCTGGATAGATTCACGGGTATCGCAGCAGCACTGTGCTAACTGCGCCTGTAAAGCGTTAGCATTCTGCATTCCTGCTACGGTGTCGGCATTGATAGCCTGTTGGATGCCATAGCCAGTCTGTAAAATGTTGGTATTTACGCCATTAAATCCGGTAAGCATACCGTTGTTTACAGCGTAGAATCCGTCACACAGACCGTTGTTGATTCCGTCCAGTTTACCGATGATAGACTGGGTGTCGAACCCTCTTTGCAATGCAGAATCGGTGTAGTAACTGGAATTAGAGCCATTACCGCCCCATCCATTACCGCCCCATCCGCCAAAAGCGAAGAAAAGGACGAAAATAATAATCCACCATGCACCATCGTCACCCCATGCACCGTTGTTTCCATATCCGCTGTTGGCAGGCATAACAGGCATTGTAAAGGGAGTATTGTTACTCTCAAACATAATTTTTACCTCCATATAAGATTTTTTATACTTAATCTTGCAAGAATTTAGTATCTACTTCATGGGAAATTGACGCTTGAATTTTTCAAATTCTGAATCAAAATCCATACCACGTTCCTTGGCAATATTTCTTCCTAACTGCTCTACTCCGGCAAAATCTCCTTTTTGAGCCATACCCATTATATTTTTAGCCATAGGGTTAGACATGATCTGGCTGTTCCCCATCATATTTTGGATAAACTGCCGGGGACTTCCCATTCCTCTAAGCATCTGCATAGGATTCATCATATTCATTCTGCATCATCCTTTCTTTGCGATTGTGGAGTTTTTCTTTGCGATTGCGAAGATTTCAACTGCTCAATCTTTTGCTCCAGTTCATCGAAACGCTTCATAAATACCGCTGTGGCTTCGTCTGATAGGTCAAATTTCGCCTTTTCTGTGTCAGACGGTAAACTATTAGGGTCTGCATCTAAAACAGGCTTGTAGAGCCTTGTATAGATTTTCCCATCTGCTCCCCAGGATTTAGCATAGATCTCCGACAGGTCCTGTTTTGGGAAAAAAGCTGTGTTGCCATCCATAGGAACTTCATTCGGTGCTATGCACTCTTGTGCCGGTACAATACGACCGTACATCTGTACTG